AAGTAAGTTATCTAAATCTTTTGATAAAATCTTTAATTGTTTATCATTAAGTTTTAGTATATTGGATAATATGGTTTTTAAGTCGTTAGGGTTATTTCCTTTTGTTGTTTATTTATACTCTTAAAATAAGAGTGTTTAATACCTAAGGTATATAATCATATGGGTGTTAGTTAGTTTAGCTTATATAGGCTAAGCTAGATAGGTAGAATCATGTCTTATGGTGAATAGTAGTTAGTTATTTATACTCCTTTCTTTAGTTTAGTAATTATCTTGTTAATATATTCATCTTATATAGACTCAAATAATGGTATGATTAATTATCTAATTATTAGGAGTAGTGTCGTGAATATATTAACAAAAGAGTTTTGGGCTATTGATAAGGTATTACATTGTAGTATCAGTTTAGTGTTATCGTTAGGGTTTACTTTTATTCTACATTTAGTGGTTGAGGTTAATCTTGTATTGTTAGCTATGTGTGGTGGTTTTATAACTGTATTTATTGGAATAGTTAATGAGTATGTTCAAAGATATTTGCCATTAAGATTTGAAGATATTGATGATGTGTATGCAGATACTATTGGTGTATTGTTATGTATCTTTATTTGTATAGTTATTACTTTAATAAAATAAGAGTGTTTAACTCATTAGGTATACAATGGTATTGGTCATGTATAGTTTAACGATTCTCATTGAAGCTAGATAGGTAGAATAGGGTATTAAAGTCTTTTATTGTTTATTTACTTGTGTAGTATATTAAAGTCTTTAATAAATAAGGTCTTTTATTGTTTATTCATGTAATTGTATGGATGTTAGTAAATAATGGATTGTAGAGGAAGCTAGATAGTAAAGAATACTATCTATTGTGTTAAGAGTATAATTTAGCTATTGTACCTATAGTATTCCATAGTTCAGTCTTAGCATGGTTTAGAGCTACTTTATTACCAATTTCTTCATCATCATTTAAAGGGTCTAATACTCTTGATACACCAATTACTTCATGACCAGATTGAAGAATGAGAATACAAATTCTTGTTGTTGGTGTAGGGTGAATAAATATCTTCTTTGCTGATGTAGCTTCTTTTTCTATTAAACTGTATGGTATCTTATTGTCATTATCTTCCATAGCTTCTTTAATATCGTGTAGTAGTTTCTCTCCATAATGTTTATGCATTGTAATCCTTTTGTGTTTAGTTTTGTAAGTATATCATAAAAAAAATAATGTAACCAAACCCTAATGGGTCTGATTACTTTGTTAGAACACGTTACCAGTCCTTTCAACTGGTATTGTCCTTTTTATTGGTCGATTCTCCATCGGAATACCAGTCTCTTTCTCTATACGGGTTAACTCTCCATCAAACCAACCCTCTAGTTCCTCTAGCGCATCATACGCTAACTCTTTGATTATTGAGGTGGTTCCTGCTGGAACATAGAACGCATCTAATATTGTAAGATGAGGTATTCCTCGAGTAATTAATCTTTTTCTAATATATCTGACTACAAATGCGTCAGACATGTGTTGGTTAATTACACCAAAGGAATATCCTTTATTTTTTCCTATTTTTAATGGTGAGAACGGTAAGACAGCATTCACTTTTATGCCATCTATACTTAATTCTCCATTTAGCGTATAGCCATGAAATACTCCCACTACTCCATCAGGAGCTTTTAGTTTTAAATGAGTTACCCCATTGAACAGTAGCTCTTTACCATACTCGGCCAAGGCATTAATGCCTTTATATGTCTCACCGAATACCTCATTTGCTATAGGCAAGGTTGTTTCTGTTAACCTAGCTCCATGGTTAGAGCCAACCATTACTTTTTTCGCGTCGTCTCTTGACACTCTTAAGAAATCTGCTACTGCCTGGTGGGCATCTTTTTTCTTATCTCCAATAAGGTTGGAAATAGTTAGAAACTTTTCATCACCAAATTGGTTGGCAAACATTATTCCTCCCGAATTTGTGAAGTCTAAGCAGACTAGTTCGTTAGTATTGCTTCCTATGGGAGCTTCGATTAAGTTGTTCACTAATGATATTACTTGGCATGCCTTACCAAGTTGTTTAGTAGTTATTGAGAAGTTTGTTTTGTTACCTTTACCCCAATCAGGGAGTAAGGCTAGATTTACTTCTATTAACTCTATACTTTCTTTGTAGAGTTCTTCCCAATCTTTAGTTTTGAATTCGTTTTGTAAATAGGCTATAGCCTCATTTTTTGCTAACTCGGTTACTGAATACCCGATACTGGGTTGGATCATCCACTTTTGAAATGCATCCCCATATTGGAGAGCATGCCCGAATCTTGCTAGACTATAATCTCTGGAGCTCCTATCTAGCTTACGATGATCATTAAATACATAACCACAGTAACTATGTGTTTCATTAGCAAGATCTATTAAATATTTTTTGAATTTATCTTTGTCTTGCTTTACCACATTTTTTCTTTTCTCATACTCTAATGCTGAGTATAGTTTCAATAGACTTATGTCTACTGTCCTAACTCTATTCTCAGTTGATGAGTATAATTCAAGGATTTCTTTAGAGTTATTGTCTATAATCTTCTCAGACCCTTTAAGGGTAAGATAGGGTTGATTTCTTTTAGGATCTTTTGTTAGAAAGGTGGTTTTCCTTTCAGGATCCTTTTCTCCTACTATATGAGGGAAGTATTTAACTACTAACTGTCCCTCTTCATCAAAATACTTAACCTTTCTATCTTCAGTTGAGTATCTATCGTAGATTGTTTCTTTAATTTTATTTAATAGGTTTTGTCTGAAACCTAAAGTCATATCGTTTATTTTATTCACTTGTTCTGTATGCAATAGTGCTACAGACACTTTATTGATAAGTTGATTTAGCGTCATGTCGTTCTCCACGATGGAGTCTGACATTTCAATTATAGTTTCAACTGATACGTTTCTTTTAATTAGGTTGTGAGTCTTTCTTAGACTCAATGGGATTATCTTTTTCATTTTTTATGTCCTTTATTTAACATTTTAGACAGTTGTTTAACTGAATTGTTGAGAGACATTAATATCTCCTCTATACCCCACTATTATGGGATTTAAACGGTAAAAAATAAAAGAGAGTACCACAATTAAGTGATACTCAATATACTACAGGGTTAATAAGGCTAAATCTTCCTCCCCTACAGATTGAATCCCTGTTACACGTCTTCTGATTTCCAAGACTACTTGAGGAGATAGATTCTCCAGGATTGTTTCCGATAAGTCAATAACTTTTTTGAATGCGGATTCAATTAAAGCCAATTCCAACGATTTATCAGTCAAATCAGACAAGTTAGCCATAAACTTGAAATTCTCAATCAAGTCATCTGAAACGGTTTCTTTACTTCCAATTCTAGCCATAACGGCTAGCTTACCATTGGTGTCTAGTTCGAGAGATGATCCCAATTCTGTCTTTGTCAGGGCTAATGCTTTAGCAAGAGCTAACTCAAGAAATTCTTTTGTCTTCTGAGGGTTAGCCTGAATAAGGAGTCTTTTTATTTTGTTTAATTCGCCTACTTTTAGGTTTAGGCCTATGGTCATGGCCTCAATTGTCTTTGTTTCCTCTTTTGTTAATAAATTTGTTAGTTCGTTTAATAACTCTTCGTTACTCATATTTTCATAGTTTGTCATATTAAATCCTTTTTGATTTGACTCTTACATACTTATGATGAATATGTAAGACATTGGTTGGCTATATAAGCACAATGGAGTAATACCTATTATTATTCCAATATACCCCACTAAAAGAACTATAGTTAGCTATTAAACCTATTGCTAAGTTATTGAGTTTGGTATGTGTGCATATATAATGTAAGTAGGATATTAAGGTTATTTAGTTAATTAATAGGATAGGTTAGGTTTAGTATAGTTAATTGATTGTAGGTTATTCTCAGCTTAGTGTGCTATGGTTATGTATAGGTTATTTATCTATATGGTATAGTAGTTTATATAGTAGTCTATTAGAGCTGATTTATATAGTAAGGTAACCAATGTGTTAGGGTAGGTAAGTAATGAGGTTATATAGGGCAATACTAGCTATTAATGTATGATGTGCGAGTATATAATTATAATATAGTAATAAAAAAATATAGATAAAGGAATTAACCTCTATCTATCATATCCCCTCCAGTCGAAAGGGATTTTTGTATATGTATATGCTATGGTAGTCTTTCCATAGCTTTCAAATACGTTATATTTAAATTCATGGTCATTTGGAGTATTCTGTATCAGTTTATCAATTACACTAGACAATCTGTCTATTTCCACTTTTATCACTCTTCTTTTTCTATGCATCTTTTATCCTTTTAATTCATTATTTAACTATGGTACTTATGACATCAGCTGTTGAACTTATTTCTTTTCCTACAGCGTCTGTAACGTCTACAGATGTAGATGCTAGTCGTATTGTTTCTGACTTGAATGATTTTCTTTTTCTTGTTATTGGTTGATTTGTCATGATGTATCCTTTATTGATAATACTTTGATTAACAGTACTATTTACTGCACTATGACCTACTAACCAGTAGAGTACCTAGCTATGTTATTTGTATGGTAGTATGGTAGCTATAGGATGATTCTATGTGCTGGTACTCTTGACCCTAGGGGGGTATCTGTCAGGTATTTGGTTTGTACTTTTTAGATGATAACTGGATTATATTTTAGGTAGGTATGATGAGATATTGGGGTGTACTACATCCTATATTATATCACTTGTCTTTTATCACTTGTCTTTTATTACCTATATCATACTCCCTATCTAAATACTCCCTATCTAAATCCTACATCCTGTATTACTCTAACTGTATATTATTTATTAACTACAAACTACATATTGTTACCTCATCATTATTACTTTATTAAAGGTATCTAGCTAAGCCTAGGAGGGTTTTTATTACTCTTGTTGATAGATTGTATAGGTTATAGGTTAATCATGCTTATTTCATTAGGTATTTAATTGGATAGTAGGTATACTGTTAATATTAATTAATGAAAGGGTTAGAGATGTATGTAGATACAAAGTATGGTTTAGGAATAGTGATTAAAGAGTTTAGTGATGGTATGGTATTAGCATTTATAGATGGTCATAGATACTTTCTTTTAGTTGTTAATTCTGATGTAAGAAGAAGTATTGCTTATAATAAATATAAGTAAAAATAATGCAAATTCTTTTAAAAGATTTTATGAAAGTTATTCACATAGTTATTCACATCATTTAGTTAACATGTGAATAAGTAAGAAAGTCCTATATTGTGGGGTTTAGTTAATTTCTATGTTTAAGGTTAAAGTTAAAAAATTTATTCTCTAGCAGGGGTTTTATGGGCTTTAAACGCTTAAGAAAAGTCAAATACCTATATTGTGGGATTTACTAAAATTAATTATTAAATTATTTATGATGTGAATAAAATTGATATGCCTATATTGTGGGATTTGCAAGCTCTTGACAAAATAAATATATACGATATAATAAATAATGTGAACGCCAGTGAACTAAACCCATATACTAGCCTCTATGGCGACTGAATAGAATACCCACTCCACACAACAATAATAGATAAGAGAGAAAGAAGAATGTATTAAGGTAGTTAAGGGTAGAATGGTTTGTACCTAAGATAAGTTTTTCCTTTTAATATTCCCCTCTCTCTCCTTTTATTTTTCTTATCTTAGGTATGGTATACTATTGTACTTAAAGGAGAAACCATGAAAGATACTGAACAGATTACATTAGAACATCCTTTGTTTAAAGATAATGCTAAGACTCTATCATCTGATGCTAAACAGCTGTTAGTTGATAGAATTAATTCTATTATAGATACTGATGAGAATGGAGAGTTCTTTGAACAATCATTACTTGACTACTCTTCATTAATTAAGAATACAAGATATACAGTTGAGCAGTATATTAATGCTATACGTTACTGTTCTCTTAAGATGATTATGCCTAAGTATAAAGCTTGGGGTAGAGTATTTCCTACAAGGTTAGCTACTCTTGAACAAAAGGCTAAAGATAATAATTGGTGTAAACAGGACTTTGTTAAGACAGCTGGTTCTTATGCTACTACTTATGAACGTAATCCTTTAACTGTATCTGTAGACTCTGAAATGATGATACCTACACATTTACTTTATGCTGGTTATAGGAATAAGGCTGTAGAGAAACTTATTTCATTAATGGATGGTAAAGCATCAGTTGGTATGAGTTATGTTTATGAGAAAGATGAGTCTGGTAAATTTACTAAAGATGCAGATGGTAGAAGAATTAAATTGTTAGATAGTGAGGGTAAACCAGTTATAGAGGAGTATTTACAGAGTGTTACTCCTAAAGTACAAGGTGAAATGGCTTCTAAACTACTCGATATAACAGAGATACCTACAGATAGACAAGTTAATGTTAAGATTAAACATTCATTATCTGATGAGTTAGTAGAGGCTCAGAAGAGAGCTCAAGAGACATTCTTAAATATATCTAAGAATCAGAGAGAGTTAGTTCTTAAAGGTGAGAGTATTGATTCTGTACAACAAATTGGTAATGTTATAGAGGCTAGTATTATTGGAGATGATACTGATATTGGTGAAGACCCATACTATGAGGATTAGATATGTATGCTAAAATTCCTAAGACAGAAGTTAAGTCAGAGAGTGGTGAATCTGTATTGTTTCATGATACTAAAGGTATTCCAAGAACATTACCTGAAATGCAATGGGCTAAAGAGTCAAAGTATGTTATACCTGCGTTTCGAAATGGCTCTATAGACGTTGAAAAGCTATTAGACTATGTAGACGTTAAGCTAGACTGGTATACACCCTCTGAGGAAGCTTTTAATGTTATAAACTTTATTAGATTATCTATGGGTAGAGAACCAGAGAACCTTAATAGTAAAGCTCATTACTTCTTTATTGATGCTATGCTTGGTTCTGATACTATTAAACCTTATTATGATGTTAGAGGTATGGATTTTAAGGCTATGGTTGGTAATTCTTTAATCTTGAGTACACGTGAGTTCTCTAAAGCACTAGCCCATGATACTTTAATAGCTACTCCGAAAGGAGATATTGCAATAGAGGATATAGAAGATGGAGATTATGTATATTCAAGGACTGGTAAACCTACTAGAGTAAAGAAAAAGTCACCAATGTTTTTTGACAATACTTTTGAAATGAAACTATCTGATGGTAGAAGTTTTAAATCATCAAACGATCATGAACATATTCTATGGAGACGAACAAGTAAACATCTTGGATATTTTGATGAAGATGGTAATAGAGTTAAAAAAGGTAAAGGTAAATCATTTAGGTTATCAGGTATGGAAGAGGTTGTAATGACTTCTCAAGATCTTGAAATAGAGGGTGTTAGAGCATCATGTAAAATTACCAATAAAAATATAAGAGGTGATGAGTGTAAATACTTTATTCCAATGATTGATAATCCAATAGAGTATCCTGAAGTTGATTACCCTATAGATCCTTATACTGTAGGTGTATATGTATCTGATGGTTCTAATTTGAGAAGAGATAATGATATAGATTTAAATAACTGTAATGAAATAATGTCTGATTATATTGTCGATAAACAACGAATACCTAATGTATTAATGAAAGGTTCAGTATATCAGAGAATGGAGCTTCTAAAGGGTTTAATGGACACTGATGGTACAATAGATGATAAAGGTAATACTAGCTATACCTCGGTCTCTAAACAACTAGTAGAGGACGTGAGAGACTTAGTCTATAGCTTAGGTGGTTCTGCTTATATATCCGAACGTATGATTGGTAGTGATTCTAGTGTAGTATATTGTGTTATTATAAGGATAAACAAAAGTATTTTTAAACTTAGAAGAAAGAAAGATAAAGAGGTATATGTATCATCAAGAAACTTTGTTGCTATAGAGAGTTTTGAAATGGTTCATTCGGTTCCAAGCTATTGTTTAGCTGTTGAGTGTCCAACAAAGTCATTTGTAATGTCTAATGGTTTATTAACACATAACAGTGTATTGGTAACATTCTTTATTTTATATATAGCGTATACAGGTAAGAAGACAGGGTTTGGTAGGGTTAACTTATTACTTTATGTCTCTGATAGGATGGAGGGAAATGTTAAAGCTACTATGAGGACTATTAAAGGTTTAGTAAAGAAGTCTGAGTTTCTATCTGATGCTTTTGAAGATACTCACTTTACTGATTCTGCTATACGATTGATTCGTCATCCTAGGAGTCCTAAAGAGATTAAAGCTTTTAGAAAAGGTATGGAAGAGGGTAAATCACTTGATCAAATTATGTTTAGAGGTCAAAGAACATTTACATTACAAGGTGTAGGTAGCTCAGGTGGTAGAGGGCCTCTAAGTTTAGACTCCATACTTTTTACTGATAATGGAAAGGTTACTATGAAAGACATAAAGGTCGGAGATAGGGTATTTACTCCAAAAGGTAATCTTTCAACTATAACCAAGAAGTCAAAGATATTTAATAATAGAATGTTCAAGCTGACGTACAAAGATGGAAGAACTCTAAAGGTTAATGAGAGTCATATTAATGTAGCATGGTTCAGACATGATAGATTCTCAAACTTCAAAAAAGAGCATATAACAACACTAGATTTACTTGATAGATTTAGAAAAAATAATGAACAAATAGCTACTAGGTTTACAAGTAAAGTTCAATACACTAAAAAGAGTTTAATTATAAATCCCTATTTACTTGGACTATATCTTGGTGATGGAGACTGTGAGTATGGAAAGTCAATGAGAATTAAAGGTTTAAGAAATGATTGTGAATCCTATGCAGATAAGCTTTGTAATGAATATAATATAAATAAGTCATATACTATTGAGGGTAATAATTTAACAGAAATGCTAAGACTTACAATTCTTAATACCAACAAGATACTTATAAGTCTTGATCTATCAGGAATAACAGGAGAGAATAAGTTCATACCAGATGAATATCTATATGGAAGTATAGAGCAAAGAAAGGAACTATTAGCAGGTTTACTTGATACGAATGGTTCTTGCTTACTAGACAAAAGATATAATACGACAACAATTTCATTTTCAAACATATCTAAAAATTTAGTAGATGGAGTTGCTGAGCTATCAAGAAGTTTGGGTTATCGTGCAAGGATTAGCTTTAAGGATAAAGGTGGTAATAGAAAGAGACTCTATACTGTTAATATAAGTTCTGAAGATAATCCTTTCATTCTAAAAAGAAAACATGATGCTTTTGTTAAACCAAAGAGATTTATTGAGTTTGAGAAGCTTGTTAATATAGAAGAAATTAAATCTGAACCAAGTCAGTGTATAGCTATAGATGATGAAGAGCATGAATTTTTGACAGATGGGTATCTTCCTACACACAATACTAGAGATGAAGACCTTGCTAGACCTGATGGTGTTGTGTTTGATGACCTTATAGCTAATGAGAGAGATGCATTTTCTAAGGCTATACTAGAGTCTATTGAGTCTACTATTACTTCTGATGTAGGGTCTTCATTGAGTGGAAATAAGAGTTTTCAGATATTCATTGGAACAGCTTACCATACTAATGATCCTATATATAAGAGAGCTGGTAATGGTACAGTTCTCCCTGTAGTGTTCCCAAGGGCTGAGGTTGCTCCTCATGGGGATATCTATGATAGTACTGGTAAACTTATTAAGAAAGCAATTACAGAGGAGGAATTCATCTCTGTATGGCCTGATAGACATTCATTTAAGAAACAAAGAAAAGCTTATAAAGAAGCTGAACTAGCATTAGAATCTGGAGATGCTAAGTTACTCAAAACAAGAAATCAAGAGTATTATGTAAGAGTTGTATCATCAAGTGATAGGTTAATAGCTGAGGAGAGTATCAAATTTGTTAATTGTGTAGATGTAATTATGAATGCAAAAGATTACTCATGGTTTGTAACTACAGATTATACTACATCTAATAATGTAGGAGCTGACTTATCTGGAGCAGCATTATGGGCAAGAGACTATCTAGGTAATACTTATTTAATGATGATTTCTTTACATCTTAAAGCTATTGAGGAGCAGTATGATGATACTTTAGATATGACAGTTAAAGCTACTAACTGGGGTGCAAGATGGGTTGATGTTGGTGTTGAGATAGATGGTCAACAAGCTGTTCATTTATATGGTTTAAGGAAACGAGCTGATGAACGAGGTGTACCATTATATCTAGCTAGACAGATCGATCCACAAGGTAAAGGTGTTACTTGGGAGGGTATTCGTTCTAAAGAAGCTGGTAGTAAGTTATGGAGGTTAAAACTGATTGAGCCTGAGTATAGTATGGGTAGAATGTACTTTAATGAGACTCTAAAGTATAATGAAGACTTAGACGAGTTGTTAAGAGAATTAGCTTTAACAACACACTTTGAGATTAAGAGTAAGCATGATGATGGGTTAGATATATTATCTCAACTTGCTTTAATGCAACAATGGCATGAGTTACCAAGTAAGGTTATAAGTAAGTCATTAGACAATACTGAGTACAATGATGACATAAGACTTAGTGAGTTTAATGATATAGAAGAATCATCAAGTAATACTCCTATGTATAATATTAGTTATTAAAGGAATTAAATATGACTTATGGTCAAATAAAAGCACTTACTCAAGTTCTACTATCAGGAGATATGTCCTACCCATCTGATGAGGTAGAGTCAGCAATGATATTAAAATATGCTTTAGAAGAAGTAGCATTGACTGCTGATACTGCTGTATTATCTTTTCCATTAGAAGAGTTAGGAATGTACCCTGAACGTAGTATTATAAGGGTTACAGAGCAAGATAGAGTAGTCTTTAGAGCTAAGCTTCCTGTGGATGATGAATCTAAGATTGAGATGGATAATGGTCTTATGTTTGCTGTAGCTAGATTTATGGCTTCATTTGTATCTGTTGAGAATAAACAATATCATTTTAATGTTGCTCATAAGATTGTAACTAGATATAATCAGAATAATGCATATATAAATGGTGTAATACTATGAATCCTCCATTAAAAGTAATCTTAACAAGAGGATACACAGAACTACTTAATGGTTTACGAGATTTAGTAATATCAAATGAATTTGCAGATGATTGTGCTTCCAAGAAAGATTCTTATATTCATATGGTATTTAATGCTGTGTCTTCTGAGTTAGTAATATCTCTTGATAGCTCTAATAGCCCTACAATGGACGAGACTAAAGATATTATGGTTTTAGTTGATGATGAAGTAGTTGCTCAAGAGAAAGACCATACAAGTGAGTATTTAGCTTCAATACCTATTGATTCATTCTCTCAAGTTATTGATAAGACTATAATAGTAGCTGTTAATGGTAGTGATAAATTAAAAGGTTGTATCTTTACTTATCATTTAGTGTTTAATCCATATACTGATTTATTATTAACGAGTGATGATAGTAGAGTATACTCTGTTCAACTTATCCAGAATGATGAATCTGAGATACAAATAGCTATTGACACTAGTAATACCCTGTTTATGTTAAATGGAGAACCTTACCCTACTGGAACTGCTTTAACCAATGCAAAATCAAGACAACTTGTATCAGACACTGTAGGTATTGTTACTGCTGATATAAATGGGTTTATTGTTACTTCATTACCTTATAGCATAGATCAATCACCTTGTGTAGTAACCATTGAACAGGGTGAATCTAATAGAGATGATGGTGCATATATAGACTTTATTGTAACTGTAGAAACAGATACTCCTCACTCTACATACTATTATATTGATGATAATATTTATAATAGTAATAGTATAAAATATGATGAATCATTAGTTGGTAAGGTTGTTACTGTAGTGTTAAGACCTGTAGACCAATCTGTATTAACAAATCTTAATAATGTACTTGATAACATTGAAAACTATTGTGCTTTTGATAGATTTACCATAGAACATAGGTCATATGTCATGCTTTGATTAAGAAGCTGACCTTATCCACTAAGTAAACTATTTATTTGAAATGGATATAATTTATATATTTATATAATAATAAAGGATTATAGTATGGTTTTAGTTAAAGAATTAGATTTAGAATTTATAGTGTGTAATAGTTATGGTGGATAATGAGATGGTAGCATTAACAGAAAAAGTACATAAGTTAGATACTGATTTAGCTCTTGTAGGTCAAGCTATGGAGTCTAATAACAAAGAGATGTCTAGTTTAACTTCTCAATTAAAGAAATTAACAGAGGGTTTTCCAACTATTGCTAACTCTGTTAAAAAGATAGGTGAATTAGACTCAAAGATTAATGCAGTCTCTGATAGGCAGAATAGGTTAGATAGTAGATTACTTATTCAGAGTGAGAAGCTTGCTTTACATTCAAAGTTATTATATGGTGGTGTTAGTATTATCTTGAGTTCTGTCTTGTTAGCTATAGTTGCATCCCGTGTACATTAGCATCAAAGGAGTACAATATGAATGAATTTGTTGGACAAGATATTTACCAACCAGATGTTTATATAAATAAGAATACTATACTTGCTGATGGAGCTATTGGTTATGATAGATCTACAGGGAAGTTCAAGATAGGTGATGGAACAACTGTTTGGTCTTTATTAGACTTTGTAGTAGGTGAATTAGTTGATGGTAGTATTAATAGTAGTCCAGATGCAGTTGTGTCTATTGATGCTATAATACATATAGATGGTGGTAGAGCTGACAGTATATATACTGCAGAACAAGTAATTTCAGGAGGAAATGCAAATGGCTGATATAATTCAAAAACGTAGAGATACAGCAGTTAATTGGACAAATACAGATCCAATCCTAGCTGAGGCAGAAGAGGGATTCGAAACAGACACTAAGAAAATTAAGATTGGTGATGGAGTAACAGCTTGGTCTTCTCTTCCTTATAGAGGTGGTGGGGTAAGTAGTTTAGTAGGTGGAACAGATATTACTATTGACTCTTCTGATGCAAGTAATCCAATTATTTCTTATAGTGGTAGTGCTTCAGGTGGAGCTATAGCTTTCAATGATTTAACTGATGTTAGTATTACTTCTCCTGAATGGGGGAGTCTTATAGTTTATGAGAATGGTACATGGTTAGATATAAGTTCAACTTTATTTGCAAAGGTAGGTGAACGAAATGTCTTTACAGCTCCTCAGTTATCTGGTGTAGTTTCAGTAAGTGCAGAACCATTTGATTTAAGTTTAACAAATAAGTTTTCTACGTCCATAACTGCAGATACAACATTAGTATTTTCAAATGTTAGTGGTCAGGATGGTATGGGTGGAACTATTTTACTTGATAACTCTAGTAGTTATACTATTTCAGTAGATAGTGCTGTTCTTATAGATAGTGATTTCTTAACTTCAATTAACTCAGATGGTCGATTCTTAATAGGTTTTGAGGTATTTGGTGGAGAGGTTTATTTAACTTTATCAGGAAAATATGATGCTGTTTACGTCTAATGCACTTCCTAAGAAGATTGTCTCAGTAAATAGTTCTCAAGACCAAAACCCAGCTCCAGCTCCTATATGTGCAAATGCTCAAATACCTCAAGATGGTCTTGTATCGTCTTATTTATTTCAAGGTACAGGTGTGGATGGAACTACAACATATAACCTAACAGAGACCAATATGGAATATCATTATTTGAATTCCTTAGGTATTGTAGGGTATCTTAATGGTATTGATGGGTATCTGACTACACCATCTATTACTGGTATGACTAATTGGACAATGACTTTTTGGTTTGAATCTATTGATGAGACTAAGAGTGGTTTTATATTTATGGGTCAAGATGAGCTTGATTTCTCAATTAAACATTTTGGTGATAATGAATATCTATCCCTCATTAGTGCAGGCAATGAAGCATTAGTTACTCCTAACAATTCATTACCCGTTAATACATTGAATCATGTAGTTATAACAAGTACATCTACAGGAGTAAATATTTACATTAATGGTGTTATCAGTACATCCTCTCAAACTGCATATGATATGCCAACATTTACTTATACTATAGGAACATATAGTCATGAATGGTCTGATATGTTTTTAGCTAATTTTCATCTATATAGTAGAGTATTAACTGATGATGAGATAACTGGAATATATAGTTTAGAGCTTAATAGACATAATGTAATTGTAGATGATGGGTTAGTCCAATTCTATCCTCTTAATGGGAATAGTTTAGATAATGGAGTTAATCAGATTGATGGTGTCTCTACTGGTCTTACCTACACTGCAGAGGCTTCTACTGGTCTTATTATGGCTGACTTTGATGGTAGTTCAAGTAGCTTATCTATAGACAATACAGTAGCTTTAACGAGTTGGAGTATGGGTGTATGGTTTGAACCTAAAGGATCTACATATGGTCATTTACTTATTGCTTCTGATGCTACTACCTTTGAAATTAAATATCTTGATTCTGATAATAGAGTTTATATTCAGAACTCTGCTAATGGTGAATTATCAACACCAAACTCTTCAATACAAGATTCAGTATTACAACATATCGTAATAACAAGTACAGATACTAAAACATTTATATATGTTAATGGAGTTCAAGTTGCTGAGGCAGATGTTAATTACTCTCTTAATGCTGATACTTTTAAAGTTGGTAGTGATGACTCTACATATAGTCTTATGACTTTATCAAATTTAAGATTGTATGATAGGGTTATAACAGCTGATGAGGTAGTTAAGATTTATAATATGGAGAAACCAAATTCAGAGTTATGTCCTTTAAATAGTATTATCCATGATCCAGATCCATATAGAGATGGTAGTGGTCTTAGTTTATGGAGATTTGAGGGTAACTTACTTGATGATACAGGAAACCTTAACTTAAATGGTTCATCTACTACATCTAATGCAGATGGTTATACTCAAGATGGTATTTTTAATAGATCAATAATATTAGATGGTTCAGCAAAGTTTATAGAGAGTTCTAGTAGTGTTCCTGAGTTTAATTTACAACGTTTTAATATGTCTTGTTGGGTTAGATTTAATACTTTAGGTTCATTGCAATTTATTATGAATAATCAAGCTATATCTCATAGTAGTGGTGGTGCTAATGCTGGTACATACATATCTATCACTCCTGATAATCAGTTCTCGATTACTTACATGGTTACAGATGATGAAGATTATACAGATAGTAATGGAAACTCTGCTACTTCATATAGTATTAGAGCATTATCTTCAACTATTGCTCAAGTCGATACATGGTATCATGTTTCTGGTAATTTTGATGATAATTCATGTTCTTTATATATTAATGGTGTATTGGATGCAAATGTATCTACAACACAGCTTATTTCTTGGGACTCTACAGAGGGATATTTTTCTATAGGAAGTTATGAGATTAGTAGTGGTGATTACCATTATTATATGTTAGATGGAAGTATAGATCAAGCAAGATTCTTTAGTAGGGTATTGACAGAAGAAGAGATAAATGCTATATACACTGGAGATAAAAGCTATGCACCACCAGTAGACTCGTCTAATTCAAGTTTAACTATATGGACTATTGATAATAGTACATTTGCTAGTTTAGATAATGAGTACATTGCTGATAAAGCACCTATTGAAGATTCTTTCCACTATGACTCATCTCTTGGTATAGGCTGGGGTACAAGTGCATCAAATGCAGTTATAATGACTGTTAATGTACCACCCAATGTTACAGATATGAATATAACATTTAGTGGAGACTATAAAGGTTTGGGTCGTTTAATTATTTTAGATCAAGACAGTAATGAATTATTATCATTTCTTGATGGTTGGTCTAATGATGATAGTGGTCAAAGGTTACATATTAGTGATGTATCCGTTTATGAGAATGATGTAGTAACAGAGATTAATAGAGTAGAATCAATTCCATTAAATGGAGCTACTTCATTAACTTTAAACATGCAGGGTTCTGGTTCTAGTTATACTTATGCACCCAGATATATAAAAGAATTGAAATTCACTTAAGGAGGTAATAATGTGGATAGATAGCAATAATAACGTAATTAAAAGACCAAAGAGTATGGTGACTGATAAAGTAACCTATTCAAAAGAAATATTTAATGATGAGGAGAAATTAAACTCATTAGGTATATTTAGGTTAACTGAGGATTTAATTCCTGATAGAAGATATTATTCTTATGAGGAAAGTATCAATTATTCTACAAGGAATATAGATAGGTTAAAGGTCGAGAAGCCCTTAGAATCCATTAAAGCACGTATCTTGAAGAATATATCAAAGTCATTTAAATCAGTGTCTAAAAGGCCTATTGTGGACACAGGACTAGGGTTTAGTATTGATTGTGGTATTGACGATATTAAACGTTTAGAGATAGGTAAAGAGATGAATACATCAATTATAGTTGACTCTGATGGAGTTCCTCATATCTCATCTCCTGAAATGTATTCCACTATTTTGTTTAAGATGAAAGCTAGAGGTCTTGAGTTATACCAACAAAAATGGAGTAAGGAGGAAGAAATAAGAAACATGGATACAATTAAAGATATAATGATGTATGAACGATATCCTATTGCTTATGAGAGTGCATCCCTTGATGAGAATTTAAAACCTTGTCTCGATGTTAATGGTAACCCTATACTTGAGAAGAAAATAAAGTATATAGATAAAGCTACAATTTGGAATTGAGAATGTATAGGAATATGAGTGTTCAAACTAAATTATTAAATAGTATAGTTGGATTTGATCAAATAGAAAAAGATAAATCACTTTATAGTAAAGGAAATTAAGATGGCAGAAAATATAGATGTAGGACGTATAGAGATCTTACAGAATGAAATTATGGTTCCAGTAGAAGTTACTCAAGCTAACTTGATACAGATTCCCTCATTTGATTGGAATCAGAATGAACCTATTAGGATATCAAAACATGGTGTAGCTACTGATACATGGGTTTCTATTCCACAAAATGCTTTGATTAAGATAACACCTCCATTCTATGTCCTTAGTAGATATAAATGTAATATTCCAGCTATGGTGGTGTGATTATGAAAAATAATTTATCATTTATTGACTTAAGTAATCATACCTCAGACCCTAGTGATGTTAAAGCTCAATATGAAAGTAATCCAGACACTAATGCATTAACAGATAGTAGAGCAGCAATTGTGGATGCTACTACTTTAGCTGGTAAAGGGATAACTGATGCCTATACTAAGACAGAGGTAGATAATGCATTAGATGGTCAAAATGAAGCTATTGAGATATCATATGACAACTCTAGTAGTGGTTTAAATGCTACTAATGTTAAAGATGCTGTAGATGAGCTTGGTAATAGGTTAGATACATCAGGAGCTAAACTAGCAACTATTGAAGAGAATGCTACAGGAGATCAAACACCTCAAGAGATAAAGACAGCTTATGAGAGTAATGCAGATACTAATGCATTGACTGATGCTCTTAAATCGTCTATAGAACAAAATAAAATTAAGAGTGTAGACTCAGATGTAACTAACAATACTTTAACATTCACGTATATTGATGATACAACAACTAGTATAGACTTAACTTCATTAGTACCTGATGTTCATGTTTCAGGAGCTGTGTTAGATGCTACTACTAGTGTTTTAACTCTAAGTAGTGAAGATAATGGTGCTGATGTTACAGTAGATTTATCTGATTTTGTGAATAGTTCAGAGTTAACTACTGCTTTGAGTACCAAGGTGGATAAAGTTATATCAACTGATAATGCTATTGTTAGATTTGATGGTATTGCTGGAGATGTACAAAATAGTGATACTACTCTTTCTGATGATGGTAGTCTGACTGCTACTGCATTTATTGGTGATGGTTCACAACTTACTAACTTACCAACTACTGCAGGCTCAGGTAGCTTTGCTCAACATGGGTTAGTTCCTAATGCAGAGATTAATGAGATAAGACCTCAAGATATGTTTATGGAGATTGATGTAGCAAATACACTTGTAGATAAGAAAGGTTATCCAGTTAGATTTACTGATAGAGTGTATGATAGACTTGGTGCTGAGTTAATTGTTAATGGTGATTTTAGTAGTGGTTCTGACGGATGGACTCTTGATTCAACATGTATAGAAACTATTAGTGATGGTAAGATAGTTATTGATAGAAATGGTAGTTTTTCATATCCTTACCAACAAATTCAATTTATAGCTGGTCATACTTATAGAATGTCTTGTAATGTCTTAGAAGAATCTAATGATTTTGTATTTTCTGATGCTAATACAGACTTTGGTTCATATGCACCAGGTGTAGGGTATTATGAGCTTATATATTACTCTCCTAATACTAAACTCGTTAAATTCTCAATTAAACCTACATCTAGTGTTGATGCTATTGCAACTATAAGTAATGTATCAGTAAGAGAACTTCCACAATTCTCATTACCATTAGCACCATTTGCTACAGGGAGTACAGATGAGCTACTTGATGATAAAGTAAATGGATTAACTACACAAACTAACCATAGTAAAGGTGATATAATTGTTACTGGTAATGAGCTAGTTACTAATGGTACTTTTGACACTGATATTGACGGGTGGGAAGATGTTTCAGCTGATGGTGGAACTGCAACTTATAGTAATGGTACTCTCGCACTTTATAGAGATAGTTCTGGTAACACAGGTGCTACAAGACAAATTATTCCTACTATTCCTAATGTTACGTATAATTTAGTTTTCTCTATACTAGGAAGTAGAGGAAGAATAACAATTAGAGATAAAGCAACAAACAATGTTTTGTATGTTTTAGATAATACTACTGGTTCTCATTCTTCTACTTTCGTAGCAGTATCAAATTCAGTGTATATCGAGACATTAAATAATGTTAATGATACTAATAGTTATTTTGATAACATCTCAGTGAAACTTAAAGAAGACTCGTATATAGCATTACAAGATTCAATTGGTGGTAATACACTAGATAGTATGCCTGAGTTAGTAACAAATGGTGATTTTAGTAATGATATTACTGGTTGGGAGCCTATCAGTGATTCTACTTTAACAGCATCAAATAATGAATTAACTATAAAGAGAGATGGTAATGGAAATGCGTATCCTAAAGCATCACAAAATTTAACTCTCGCATCAGATAAGTATTATGTAATATCGACTAAATGTGTAAGTTCTACAAGTGGAGCCTATGAGTTTTACTTATCAAATAGATTACCTAAAACCTACACTCAAAATGATTTTGCAATAGGTAAAGAGATATCATTAACTATTAAAGGGTCAGATTCTAATTCTGTTATTCTTGGAGGTGCAAATTTCAGTACAGATAATACTGATGACTCAGTTGTGTTTGCTCCAGTATCTATAAAAGAGTTACCTCACTCGTACTTAAAACATCCAGATTATTTTAAACCTATTCCTTATGTAACTAAACAAGTAGCTTTACTTATTGAGAAGACAAGTAATGGACAAATCTTAAACACTGTTAAACCTTTAGTAAATATGTATGGGGAAGACAATGTATTAACTTATGAAGAGGATGTATTTGGTGAGTTAGGATATATTCAGAAAGTTGATAGAGTATACACAGATGGTAGTAGTGAGTTTATATTACTTGGGTTAAAAGGATATTTAGCTTAATCGTTAAATAAGTTCGGTTTAGATGTAATATGTGTATAAATATAGGAGTTAAAATGAATACAGGAAATACTGCTAAGATACTTAATAATAAGAAACATCACTATACATATATAATTACTAACCAAGAAACAGGTATGAAATATTTTGGAGTTAGGAGTTGTAATTGTATACCTGATGAAGATATATATATGGGTTCATCAAAGTCCTTAAGAGCTGATATGGATGAATTAGGTATAGATAAATTTAGTAAAGTGATACATGGTAATTGGGATAGTAGAGAAAAAGCTAATATGGTTGAAGAAAATTACCTAAAAGATATAAACGCTAAAAATAATCCAGGATACTACAATAAGGCTAATAGCCATAGAGATATGTACTTCGACTATGACTCACTAAGTGATGAAGAGAAAGAAGCTATGACAGCTAAGTTACTAGAGTCAACAGGAACAAAAGAAGCTAAAGCTAAAATGAGTATTGGATTAAAGAAGACTTGGTCAGAACAAAAAGATAAGATGGTAGCAAAGATACACCACGCTGATAGGGACTACAGTAACCATATGCAATCACTAGATGTAAACAGAGGTACAGGTAATGCAAGGCTGAAAGGTGCAGATAGAACCGAAGCACAGAAGTTGTCTGATAAGACAAAGGATAGTAGCCATCTACACTCAGCAGAAGTGATAGCTAAAAGTGCAGCTACTAGGACTGGAAGAAAAAGACCAGAGCATGCTGAAGCAATGGTTGGTAGAAGAGCGATGATGAAAAATAGTGAACAGATTAGTGTACCAATGGATGAAATAGATAAGTACATAGCTGATGGTTGGGAACTAGGCAGTAAGCAAAAAGGGCAGCCAAAAGGTAAACAAATAAAACTGACTTGCCCACATTGTGGTAAAGTTGGAGGGTTATCAAATATGAAGAGATACCATATAGATAATTGTAAATTAAAACAAGATAAGGATAAATAATGGCAGGAATAGCATTTCATCCATGGTACGCAGTACATGGAACAAAGAATTTTAGTGATGGTAATTTGTGGTATAACACAACAGATACTATAAATAGCTTATATGACTGTGTAGTTAATGCTGGTACAGGCAATGGTAGACCAGATAGCAAAGAAGCAGACCTTAGTTATATAGAGGGTCAAGGAGGTTTACTTTGTTACTCTATCCCTAATGCTAAGACACCTACGTATAAACACCAAGAGGAAGTAAAGAGAAACTTAGTTGATGGGTATATTGAGAATGGTGTTGAAACTAATTATGGTGTAACTTGTACCTCCGTTAGGGATGGTTTCAGTGATGGTGGGGCAGGTAATAGAACTTATGTATACCTCAGTGATGGATGGTATACTACTGTAGGTGACCAAACTGGTATAGATACTACATTTGGTTATATAATTCACTCTTCAGGGGTATATAAAATATCAGGTAGAAATAATAGTGGTGCAGCTATACTAGATGTAGAACTTGGTAATATATCAGCAAACTTTACTAATGGAGACTCCTTTTTTATTATTCATAAAACTAAATCCCCATACCTAGCAACTCAAGGTACGATGACTCATACTGACCTGATAGGAGACCCAGCACCATACAATAGCTTAGATGCAACATACATAGCAAATGATGGAAATACTGATACAGATGTTACAGATATGCCAACAGGTACTTTAGTATGGAATGCTGATGATGGAAAAATATGGAAAACTAAAGTTGACACAATAGACTTAACAGATAGTACACCTAGTGTAGACATTGAAGAGGGTGATAACTGGACTGAAGTTAAGAAAGGCTATCCAGTTGAGTTAAGAAATAGATTGGCTAGCGGTAAAGGTGTTGGGTTTATGAATGCTTTACTTGTTGGACAGGATGGAACAAGTTACAATTTACAAAATTGGAATACCATGATAGCTTCAAAGAAAAACATACATGCATTTGATTTTACAAGATGGTTAGGAGATAGTAGTACTTCTTATAGTCATGGTGCTTTAGAGGATAGCTCTACTTATAATACTTTTGGTACTTCTGGTGTCATATATTCAGGTGGTCATGTATTCTTATCGTACCAAGCTCAGAACCAACCAGCTATTCCAGTAACTTCTATTCAACCAATAGAGGTAGTAGATAGAGAGTTGATAGCAAGTGATAGTCATACTTTATATGCTTATAATGGTCTTACATATGCTGCTAGTGGTAAGATTGCAACTGGTGATAGTATTGAAGCTAAAGGTCTTGATGGTACATTGATAGCATACTCTAATAATAAGATAGTAACTGATAACTCAACTACTATTCATCTAGTAGAAAATGAATTATTTACAGTATATGGTAATGATCATGTTTCAGATGGAACAATACTTCAAAGACTTAACTCTGATCTTACTGGAATTTTAGATAGTTCATATAATTTTATTGATCTTTACGATTTAGCTTATAGATACATTGGTAGTTTACTTACAACTCCTACTCATAATCCTTTACAATTAGACCCTCAATCAATAGTAGGTTCTAAATCTTTAATCACTCAAACATCAAGTGCTACTCAAGTATTTACACAAGAGTTAGTTTTAGATACTTCAAATAATGATTGGGGTGATAGTGGTAAGTTTGATAAGCTTGACTCAGGTACTGTTTATAATCTTAATGGTTCACCAGTTCAAACTAAAGTCTTAATTAAAGGTAGTTCAATTAAGATAGGTTAGTATGAACTACTACCAAGAGTAACTATTTAATATATATATATATATATCATATAGTAGTTACTCTATTTAATTCAAAGTATGATAAACTTACTTAAATGTCTAAAGGAGGCAATATGCGAAAGATAACTCAAATCAGTATACATTGTAGTGATACCTCTATAGGGTCAGCTATAGCTTATGATAAGTACCATAGAGAGCATAACCATTGGAGTGCTATAGGTTACCATTATGTCATACTTAACGGTAATGCAGGTAATGGGTATGAGTCAATGCTAGATGGGTCTTTAGAGGTAGGTAGAAGCATTAATCAAACACCTGCAGCTGTAAGAGGGTATAATAAAGGTATGATAGCTATATGCCTTACTGGTACTGAAGAAAGTGGTTTTACTATGAATCAATTTGAAACATTGTATAAGCTTCTAAAGTATCTTATGAATAAATATAAAGTTAGTTCAAGAGATGTTAAAGGCCATAGAGACTATCCAAAAGTTACTAAGAATTGTCCTTGCTTTGAAGTCTCATCATTTGTATCTGCTATGGAATCAAGTATTAACTTTGAAGACTTTGTAAAGATTCTAAGTAAGGAAAAGGTTTAGTCATGTCGTTATTAAGTAATATAGGTTCAGCATTAGGTTCTAATATCTTACATACAGTTGCTGACACTGTAGATGAGTACTTCTATACAGACCAAGAGAAATCTGAGGCTGTTAGTGATAAGACTAAGATGTTAATGGATTTATACAACTCAGAAGCTGAGAGAAGTATTAAGGTTAGAGAAATTAATGCATCTGACAGAGATTCTGCTAGGAAGTTACAAATATCAGCTATGACCAATGGAAAGGGTATAGAGAGAGTATTTGTGTATCTATTAGCAATGTTCCTTATAGGTGGTTCATTTTACTTCATGAATATTGTGTTTACACAACACATTCAGAATGAAAAGGTAGCTATGTACACTTTAGGAACTATTAATACATTGTTGATGTCAGTGGTTTATTACTTCTTTGGTTCATCGTTAGGTAGTAAGTCTAAAACTGATATACTTCATGAAATATCTAACCATGGTGGTCGTAAATGATGTATGAAACTGATCTACCATTAAGGGTAAAGACTTTTTATAAGAATACAAAAGAACTCGATATTATTAAAGTTCCAAGTACTCTTGATAGTGCAAGTGTTCAATGCTATTATAGTATTCGTAACATTCCTTATCATTCTCAAATCGTTACTAAGTTTCAAGCTGATATTATTGATGGGAGAGTAGTCATACCTAATTCATTGTTAGACCAGTTAGCCTCTGGATACTATAATCTACTCTTAGTCTTCTACTTACAAAATACAGTTGTTCAATTTGAAGAACTAAAATTGCATATAAAGGATTTATAGTATGATGAATGACATATTACATATTGTTCAAGAGAAACTAGAACTGAGTAGAAACTATTCTGATATTATAAAAGGTAGGATAGTTAATTATAGGAAGTATTACTCAGACGTAGGAGCAACATCTCCATCTACATCTAAATTCAGTACTTATAGGAGTAAATCTATAAGAAAGGAGTTTAGTAAGATAATACCATCCATTACTGAGCCAGTGTTAAGTAATGATAGGTTATTTACTTCCTCAGGTCTTAGTGATGATGATAAGAGTATTAAACTATTAAACTTTCAATGGAACTTCTTTTTAGATAAGAATAGAATTGTAAATGAAGCTGTTAATAACTTTGTAATTGATGGTACAGCTATTATTAAATCTGAATGGGAGTTGATTACTGAGGTTAGACAAAAGAAAAGTCTTATCTATAGTTCAGATGCTAAAGAGGTCTTACATGTAGCTTCATTAAAGACTAAATCACAATCTAAAAAGATATTAGATGAGTTTAATACTACAGGTAAAGCTCCTATAGGTATCAGAGAGGAAGATGAAGAGGTTGTGTTAGAGAATAGACCTACAATCAAGTGTATTAACCCTTTGAACATCATAGTAGACACTACAGCTAAGAATATTAAAGATGCTAGGTTTGTAATTGAATCTTATGAATTAACTTATAAGAAGATTTTAAATAATTATAGATTGTATACTGTATCACCATTAGAGATTATTAAAGAAGCATTTAGTCAATCATCAGATTACTCTATATATGATGCAGAACAGTTCTCTATGGTTAATCAGAATGGTAATATTGAAAACTTAATTAATGCATTTGTAGGTTCATATAATACTCTAGCTGATAAGAAAGTATTAGCCTATGAGTATTGGGGTGAGATAAGTGAAGATGGTATTATTACTAAACCTAAGGTAGTTACTTGGATTGGAAGTACTGTTATTAGATATGCTGATAATCCTTTTACTCATAAGACTCATCCATATTCAGCTGGTTCATACAATCATAGTAATGACTCTATATTTGGTGAATCAGATAGTGAGTTAATAGTTGATGACCAGACAGGGTTAACTAGAGTTATGAGGGTATTAGATAATGCATCTATTAAAGCTGAGAGTCAACAAGAGTTTATTGAGGAGGGTTTCTTACCTGACATTACTCAACAACAAAACTATAAGAATAGTAAGACTGTATTCTTTAAGAGAGGTTCAGATCCAAGAAAAGCTATTTATAAGAACTCTGTAGAAGCCTTACCTGAGAATGTAGCTTTCCTTAAGGATGTGTATAGTAGACAGATTAGTGATTCATTAGCTATAACACCTGATTATGTGAATAATACCAATTCAGTAGAAGATCCTGTAGATGATAAAGAAATGAGTAAACTTAGAAACTTTCTTGATATCCTGAGTGATGTAGGTTCTAAGATTCTATCTATGAATAAACAGTTTATTTATGAAGATATTGTTATTTCATCTAATGATGATGAGGAGTCAACTAGAGTATTCCCTGAGGATTTAGTTTATAAGAATGGTATGACTGTAGCCTCAGCAATATCAAAGAGACAACGTAGACTTAATGAAGATAGAATTATGAAGTTAATGTCTACACAGTCAGCTAATATGTCTCCTAAGATTGCTTCACTTCATTACTTAGAGTTGGCTAAGATGTTTGGTAAGTATAAATTAGCTTCTAACATTCAAAGAGAAATAGCTAACATGGACAAACCTAACCCAAGAGATGAATTAGAACTTGAGAAACTAAAACTTGAGAATAATAAGATTCAATTAGAAATGAAAAGATTAGAAGCAGATTCTAAACAATTAAATTCTAAAGCTGAAGAGAACATAGCTAAAGCAGTTGAACGATACTTTGCTGTTAGTAAAGATGTAGCAGGTTCTGAATCTGAATTAAATATGTCAAGAAGTGACTTAGCAGAATCACAAAAATCTAAGTTTAATGCTCAAACAGAATTATTTAATCAAGAGTTCCATTTGATTAATTCAGGTGTTAAACAAGAGAATGAAGATGCTAAGATAGAGTTCCAACATCAAGCTAATATGGAGCGTGAGAGAGTTAGAACTGATAGAGAGTTAGAACTTAATGATAAAGCACACAAACAAGCCCTAGAACAGTCTTCTAAGGGTTCTAAACAAGATGATAATGCTAATCCATTGCTTCAATATATAAAGGCAGGAACACTTAATAATACATCTTATGATTCTGCAGATGATGTCTATAGAAACATACTTGGTAAGAACTCATTAGATACATCAAAATACACTAAACCACAAGGAGATAACAATGCTAACAATGAATGATATTAGAACATACCAAAGAGGTCAAAAAGCTAAAGCTGAGGACTTAGCTAACAATAAGATTAACCAATTGATAGGACAGGAAGAGAGTCAAGCTAATGCTATGGAACAACAAGTTAATCAACAGACTGAGAGAAGCCTTGAAGAGGATGCTAACACTGTTCTACAAGAGCTACACAAGGCTAAAGATCCTCAAGCTGAATTTGAACAATTACCTCCTATCCTACAAAAGAAAGTTATGGAGCTTATGAATGGTGGGAATCAACAACAGACTGAACAACAACCACAAACTGAACAGTCTAATGATGGGTATACAAGACAACCTATGGGTGATGGAGATGGTGACAATGATTCATTACCTGATACACAACCTGAGAGTCCTGAACAATACTCAAGATAAGTAATCTACCTATTTAGTTAGGTAGAGTTTTAAAATTACTTAATATATAATTTGCATAACTTAAGTTTAGTTTCATTCTACACCTATGAATCACTATCTTATTTACTTTATAAAAGTTATGCTATAATCACCTCATACAAATATAAAGGATTATTATGGAAACATATAAAGTAGAAGTACCTCAAGAGTTAATGGATAGAATGTTAGGTTTAGGGTATACTTCTGTAGAAATTCAAACATCTATTGACGAGAGAGAGCAAGAAGATTGGACTAATGCATCATCAGAAGATATTAAATACTCGTTAGATGCTTGTAAAGAAAAGATTGATGCAAGAGAAGAAGCTTTAGAGTTAACAAATAGCATTACAGAATTAGAAGAAACATCTGACCTATTTAAGACATTTATTGATGGCTATACTGTACTAGAGAGAGATAGAATTACAAGAGCATTGACTACTAATGCACCTTTAAAAGATGATGTTAGACAAGACTTAATTGAACAACTATCAGGTATTCAGAAACTAAATAGATGGATGTTTAATACTAAGAATAGTACTGACACTTATGCCTCTGAGATTGTTGGATTAGAGTTAGATAAGATTCAATATACTTCAGTTCTTAAACATAGAGGAGACTTAGTATAATGAACGAGAGTAACCAAAATACACCAGAGAAGACTGATGAAGAGCTTTCAGCATATCTAGCTTCTTTATCCAATACACTACCTACTGAGGATTCATCTATAGAGGAGGTTACTACACCTCCAGATGAGACTTCTGATACTACAAACACTCCTATAGAAGCTACTGAGGGTGAAGACTCTGATAATGTAGACTCAGGAAATGTTAAGGAAGTAGATGCTACTATTGATTCAGATACAAATACTTCTATTGATGGAAGTGATATTGAAAAAGTTACAGATACTTTACAAGATGCAAATGAAACACCTGATTTTACAGAAGCACTCAAGAACATAGGAGTTACTTCATTAGAGAAGTTAGATGAATTAAATAATGCATTTAAATTAAATAAATTAAAGTCTAAGCAATACTCACAGTTTGATGAACAACTGCATATAGTTAAAGAAGCTAAATTATCAGCTACAGACTTAGCATTAGCTACAGAAGCTTTACAAGGTAATCCTGAGGCTATTAAGAAGATTATGAAACTAAAAGAGTTAGACCCTGTAGACTTCATTACAGATGATGAAGATGAAGAACCTACAATAGATGAGTCAAAGTATAAGGTTAAGAGTGAAGAAAAACTCTTTAATGATGCTTTACTTGTAGCAGAATCACGAGGTGTTAGTGATAACTTTATGAATGCATTTAACTCTTGGGACGAGGGTTCCCTTAATGATATGATGAGTAATAAGAACAATGTAGACTTATTCATTAAAGAGTTATCAGATGGTAGTTTTGATGAGATTCAGACTATTATTAATGAGCAAGAAAGTCAGGATTTTAATGGTTCTTTTGGTGAAAAGGATTCATTAGATAAATATATTTATGCTCAACAAATTTATAAAGATAGACACAAACCTATTGAACCAAAAGTTCAGGTAAATGATGCTGAACCTACTTCTAGTAAAGAGGAGGTACAAAAGGTAGTCGTTAATAATAATAATACACAGAAACTAAATGAAGCTAAACTAGCCTCAGAACAGAGAACCGTTTCTAATTCAAATACAACTAATAGTGAGCAAACTAACAAGGCTTACTCAAGTGTAAGTGATGAAGAATTTTTTAAAATGTTTGATGAAAAATATAAATAGTAACTTAAAGGATAAATTATGGCAACAAATGGTGTACAAAGCTTCAATGGTGGTAATCCATCAGTAGGAGAACAATTAACAGAGTTTGATATGACAAGAGTGGCTGTCAGAGAATCAAGACGTAAAAGACCTTGGTCTCAAATGGCTAAATTACAAAAGATTAAAAGAAACCATGGTGATACTTTCAAGAAAGAACGTAAATACCCTGTACTTCATAAAGCTAATATTAATACTATGGGTGTTGATCCAGAGGGTTTACAACTTCTTCCTACAAAATGGTATGCTTGGGATGTTAATAGAGTTAGAACTGAGCATGCAACTAAAGCAGAAGCATTAGCAAGTCCAGGTCAAGTGAGTATTATGTCAGGTGAGGGTAACCTTTATGGTGGTTCAAAAGACTTTGCTCAACAAGAGGGAAGTATTCCAGAATTACGTGAGTCTGGTGGACGTGTTAACGTTGTAGGTAGTAAACGAGTTATTCTAACTGGAAAGATTAAGCTATATTCATTGTCTGAGGAGTTTTCTCGTACTGAAATGGAACTTGGTGGTGAAGAAAGATTAAAAGCTGAAAAGTCTATGGAACTTGGTGAAGCTTATGCTGACTTACGTGAGACTATGATTAGAAATGACTTGTTAAGTCAAGCATTAACATCTCCAGTATATGCAGGAACAGCTTTAACTATGGATCAAATTGATGAGACATGTCTTGTTACTTATGATACATTAAGAAGATTTCAATCTAAACTTGACCTTTTAAGAGTTCCTATGGCTACTCGTATGATTACTGGTTCAACTAAAGTTGGTACAAAGGTTGTTGAAAGTGCTAGATACTATTATATTCCTTTAGAACTAGAAAGAACAATTGAAGAGATCCAACACAATGGTACATCAATGTTTAAGTTTGTCTCTGAGTATGCTGGCTCTACTGTAGGTATTGCTGATCGTGACCAAGATGTTAATGCTGCAAATGGTGAAATTGGTGCTATTGGTAAGGCTAGATTCATTTCTGATTCTAATATGGGTTACTTCCAAGGTGTAGGTGCAGATGCTACTGATGGTAATGATGCAGATGGTAATGGAATTGAAGATGCTGGTGAGGGTCTATCTATCACAGACGGTAAGTATGATGCATTCCCAATCCTTTCTGTAGGTGCTGAGTCATTTGAGGTTCTAGGACTTGAGGGTGATGATGTTAGTGTTAAATATGCAGCTCCAAAGATTATTCCAGGTATTGATAATACTGGTGAATTAGGAGTTGTTAGTGTTAGATTCTGGTATGGTCTTCTATTCAACAAGATTGAGCAATGTAACTGTATTCTAACAGCAGGATTGAAATAAGGTAGCTTAGTCAATCTTATAAGTATTAACCTAGACATTAAGTTGTTTAGGTTATACTGATTTATATATCTTTTATGGTTATTACTCTACTTAACTCTATAGTAACCCTAAAAGGTATTAATTTGATATGAGTTGCTTGGTAATCAATTTCATATAACCTTTAAAACTTATTATTATTACCGAAAGGGTATTCATTATGAATGAACTACAATTATATGGGTTTAAAGCTGAGACTCTAGCTGATACTAAAGTTACATTTGCATTACAACAAGGTTTATGGCTAAATGCTACTGAAGTTGCTAAGAGTTATGGTAAAGACTTACAGGGATATTGGAGACTACAAGATACTATTGATTATATAGATGTTGTTGCAGAATCTAATTCAGTTCTCACGACTGAATTAAAAATAGCTGTAAAAGGTAAGTATGGTGGTACATATATTCATCCAGATTTAGTAATTAGTTTTGCTAGATGGGTAAATCCTAAGTTTGCTTACGAATGTGATAAGTTCATTAAAGATGAAATCATAAGAGTAAATACTATTAAAACTGAAGCATTACTTGAACAAGCTGAGAAAGATAAACAACAAGCTGTGATGGAAGCTAAGAGATGTAAAATCTATGACGATGGTTCAATGAGTGTTAGAGGTATTATTCAACATTTAGGGTTAGATGTAACAGAAGACTTTGTTTGGGATGCTTTAACCTATGCAGGGTTTAATGAGGATATTACCAAAGTAACAAAATATAGACGTATCCCAGATAATACACCATCTTATATTGGTACACCTAGAGGTACTCAAAGTCCTACTTTTTTCCCACAAGTAGTTAAACAAGTAGTATTAGACTATATGGATGTAGTATAAATTAATTCTTACCCTATTATTAAGTTTAATAGGGTATACTTTAAAAGATACTTTAGAGGTTACCAAGCCAATTCAGTTATCATCTATTACACTCGTAGTTGATGGTAACCTCTAAAGTATTAATTTGTGATAAGCATAATGGTAATCTTCCACTCAAGAGACAATCTTCTATTTTTGAATCTATACTTAAATTATGTATGGTATACTTATGTCTTAATGGTTTTAATGGTGGTCTTATAATCTCTTTATCACTTGGTAAAGGTCTCCATTAAGGTTGTTAGTTACACAATTAGTACTGAGACTACTAAACCATAAACCTTAAACTTATTGTCTCGAAAGAATATTTAGCATGAGTAGACTACAACTACAAAGCCTTAAATCAATTACTTTGCATGAGTTACAAGTGTCACTACAACAAGGCTTATGGTTAAATGCAACCCATATTGCTAAAGACTATGGTAAAGACTTATCTAACTATTGGAGAAGTTCAGGTACAGAACAATACTGTAAAGCATTAATAAACTCTAATTATGAAGATTTCACTGATATCAAACAGATTGTTGTAGGTAGAGGTAAAACACAAGGAACTTTTATACATCAAGATTTAGTAATTAACTTTCTATTATGGATTGGTATAAAATATAAAGATATCATTAGTATACCATCTATTAGTGAGAGTATGCGACAAAAGAACATAGAGATTGGTGGTTCAATAGAGGTAAAGAATACTAAAAAGATTTCAAATGTTTTATACTTAATAACTGATGGTATATACACAAAGATAGGTATAGCTACTAAGAATGCTACTAGAAGACTTAAACAATGTCAGACTGGTAATCCTAAGAAATTATGGATTGAGTTTGAAGTCTTTATTACAAATGCAAGAGAGATAGAAGCTAAACTTCATAAAGAGTACTCTGATAAAAGACTTATGGGAGAGTGGTTTAAGTTAGATAAGAGTGATATTGAAGACATTAAGTTTAAGACATTATATCCTTTCCATAAAGACTCTATCAGCTGAAGATACTTTTACCCACGTATTTATTAAGTTAAGTATGCTATAATTATATACAAACAATTTCATTATATTCACTAGAAGTTTTCTTGACGGTCTTTCTGCTAGTGGATATACTGAAGTTGTTAAGTGAAAGACCGTCAATCTCTCACTCGATCCAAGAATCGACTTACATTTTGACATATAGGATTCATTATGAATGAATTAATTAAAGTATTTGATGATGCAGTGTTACCTATAGAGGTAATTAATGAAAAAGAGTTTATGGTAAACGTTAGTGGTATTGCTAATAAGTATGGTAAACGATTTAAGGATTGGAAAGATTCTGCTAGAGTTTCAGAATTACTTAAGATAAGAGAAAATTCGCATAACTTAAAGCAAACTGAACTTATACTTATTAGTGGTAATACACAAAAAGTACATAATAGTATGTTGGTATCTTTCGCAAGATTTATATCACCAGAGTTTGAGGTATGGTGTGATGATACTATCTATGAGATTCTCACTGAGTCTAAAGATAAGGAGATTAAGAGACTCAAAGAAGAACGTAAGTTATGTATGGTAGATGCTAATGGTTACTCATCTATCAGAGGTATTGCACAACGTAGTGACTATACCGAGTCTCAGATACAAAGGTTCTTTGTTAAGCTTGGAGCTATTGAGGACTCTATTAGACCAACAAAGTATTGGTATATGAAAGATGATAATAATGGTCTATTAATGAGTAGAGGAGAGTTTCAAACTCCTTATATAAAGCTAGATAAAGCTATTAGACTACTAGACCAATACTATAAATAGACTATTCACATACTTATTAAGTTAAGTATGTTATACTAATACTACCTACATTACAATTAAAACCTGGTGTGTAGGGAAATCTACCAATTTACTTACTTTACCTTACTTTCCTATTAAACCACTAATTAAGACTTCATACAGTATAATGAGTTCAAACTAACAATAAAGGATAGACCTATGGAAATAAAATTTGAGGATATTAGTGTTGAATACATTAACTCATTAGATAAGCAAAAAGAGTTACAAGATATCTTACTATCAGCGTTTAATAAGACAAGTGTCCCATTTGCTAAGAACCCTAAGAACCCTAAAACTGATGATTTAAAAGCTTATATGATTGGACTCTATGTAGCAAAGATTGAATCTATCGAAGAAGCTAAACGAGCTAAAGAACTAGCTGAACTAAGTAAAACTTCTGAGGGTAAAGCTAAGAGTAGACGAGAGAGACTTCAAGAAGCTACTAAATTAGTTCCTGTAATTATTTCTGATTCAAACCCTAATCAAACTTTAGATGATTCATCAGGTATTGCTGAGTTTAAGACTTATGGTAATGATGAGATAGGTTTACATACTAGATTAGTAGTATTTGATGTACCATGGTTACTCCCTAATGCATTACTTGATAGCATGAGACAAGCTACTTATTCGAAGTTTGTTCAAAGAGGTAATAGTGTTATGCAAATTGCTCCTACACCAAGATATAGTATTCAAGAACTCCCTATGTTAACTCCAGAAGATATAGAAAAAATGAAGAAGATTAAAGCTACAATGGAAAACTATTAATAGTAAAGGATAACTCATGCCTATAGTTACAAACCACCCTAATGCCGAAGTAGATAGCGTAGACTTTAATACAATATTAGATAGTCTACCTGATGCTTTAGATATACCTACAGATTTAGGTAAACTTGATGACTTAATTTCTAAACTTACTGATAGTAATAATAGGATTTCAAGTGAGAAATTAATTGGAGAGGGTACATTAGAGGATGGTGGTTTAGTAGGCTCATTACTTCATTTATTAAGAGCTCATAGTGTTGCATCTTTAAAGTCTGGAGAGTTAACTAAAGCTAACTTAGGTGAAGTATACTCAGGTCTTTTAAATGTTGCTACAGATACAGCTGTTAAGATGTTAACTTCAAGTTCTACAGAGTTACAAACTGCAACTGAAGCCTTATCAAGAGCTATTATGGCTAAGATTAGTATAAATGAAGAAGTTGCTAAGTTACAGTATGAAAAGTATAAAGTAGCTGGAGAAGCTTACAAATTAGAAGTATTAAACCCTTTAACAAGAGAACAACTTAAAGAGACTAATGAAAAGCTTCATATAGACCATGAGATAGCTAAATATACCTACGATTATATCTTACCTGAGGATTTAGGTGCTAAGGTAAAGAATAACAGTCTATTAGATATTAATTATAAAGAGAGAGAGTACTCCTATACAAATATACTACCATTAGACAAGTCTATCAAAGATAAACAGATAGATGATATGACTGTTGGAACCAGTATCAAAGAGTATAACTTATCAGATATGTTACCTACTGACAAAGAAATCAAATTAAAACAAATTGATGATTTAGCTAAAGATACATCTATTAAAGACTATAACCTTACTAATATTCTCCCAGCTGATAAAGATATGAAGTTAAAACAGACTCAAGGTATAGAGAAAGATACATCCATTAAAGATTATAACTTAACAAATATCTTACCTTTAGATAAGAGTATGAAAGAAGATCAGATTGCTGATTTAGCTAAAGAGACAGAAATTAAAAGTTATAATTTAACTAATATACTCCCTTTAGATAAGAATTTCAAGACAAATCAAGTTGCTGACTTAGCTAAAGATACTGCTATTAAAGACTTTAATCTAACAAATCTTCTACCTTTAGATGAAAGCCTTAAAAATAATCAGATTAGTGACTTAGCCAAGAGTACAGAAACTAAAGCATATAACTTATCAGATATACTACCAGCACAGAAAGATAAACTATTGGCTGATAATGGTCTTGTAACACAAAACACCACTAATGCAGCAACACAGAATGACATCCTTGGTATAGAGAAGTTAATTAAAGATTATTATCATACTAACATTCAACCTGAAGAGTATTCACTATCTAAAGCAAAAGCATTCATAGAGGAAGTTAATGCAGGAGAGTATGTTGTAGCTGACTCTTTACCTTATAAGAAGATGCAACAAATAGATGTTCAAACATCACTATATGATAGACAGATAGGAACTTATGATGATGTTAAGTATCAAAAGTTATTAAATACTATTATGAATTATAACTCCATGATTTTCCCTGACAATACTGCAACTGATAAGTTATTACCTTGGGCTGTAGATCATACAAATAGTCTTAATATCTATAACACTTTAATGGGTTAGAGGTTACTCATTTATGGGCTTATTCTCAGGTAAAAAGGTTACTACTATTGGTGTATCAGCATTAGACCTAGGAGTAAGTGGTTATAATGCATATTATGCCTTTAGGAAGAACTTACTCTTTGCTGTAGAGCCTAGTATAAATCCTATAGAACGTTTCCAAGAAGAAATGTTTAAATACAAACAAAGTGTTAAACATGCATATTCAAGTGCTAGGCTAAGTCAGTATGGAATAGACCCTATTGAGACTACTACGACTATATCTAAGACTCCTACAGTTGTTAACTTCTTTAAAGATAACCCTAGTTATTACAATCTTAAATATCCTGACTTTATCATACCTAGGAGTATTGATTGGCAAACTACAGTAGCTACTGATCCTTTTGATCCTAATGAAGCTCCAGCAGTACAAAGAGGTATAGATGGTCGTGATACTTGGATTCCAGTTCATATCGACTCATTAAACGAAGATGGGTATGCTCAACATGAATTAAGTGATGCTTATGATCCAGACTCTGGTGTTAGTACTCCTGAGAACTTTTATCTTGTGTATGATTCTCAATCTTATGATGACACAACAAGAGTGTTTACAACCTCCTTTAGATTATATCAAAGACCTCAAGATAGTAATGATGTAAATCTTATAGAGACACATACTGATGATACTTATGACTTAACAGATTATGTCTTTAAAGGTATCTCTGTATTTACTACTGGGTTTAATCAAGGTGAAGTAATACTCAGAATGGGTGTAGATATAGATACTTCGACACAATCCTTTTCAGTTACACAACAATATGAACCTTTAATATCATTGAAAGAAGCTAATAAGGCTACTCTAGCAGACTATGGAGGTGGTAACTTAACAGATGAAGAGAAACTAAAAGCTTTCTATCAAAATAAGATATTAGAGAGTATAGGTATGAACTTTGATTCTGCAAAACCTTATTTAGATAATGATAAGATTACTGATTTGAAAGTAGGAATGATTTTTAACTTGAACACTATTAATGAGAATAGAGGTGTTATACATAGTTTTTTCAATAACTTAGAGATATTTTCAAATCAAGAAGACTCTTCATACATAGGTAGTGATCACATTTATGAACCTACTTATTATCCTATTCATGAGTTAACTACTATTAAATTACCATTGAGTGATATGACTTTAGAAGTATCATTTCAGCTAGAACGGTTTACAAGAGATTCAATATCTTTAGCTATCAATGAGAAGTTAAGATGTAAATTAAAATTAATCTCAAATGATACAATGGACAATATCAACTCACCTGAGATGGTAAGTGTTTATGAAGATTTGTATGGTGCAGGTTCATCAGATGGTTTAACTGTGTTTGAAATGAGAAATGATGTAATAGCTGATTATAATAGCTCAAGTGACCCTAGTGATGCTCTTAAGGAAGCTTATGGGTTATTACCTACAATTAAACAATTAAGTGCTTTATATGACATTATAGACACTGTGCTATACATCCCTGAGTTTACAAATACAACTGATATAGAAGACTTCTTGGTTTCTTTAGATCCTGATACTTATACAGGGTATAGTGTTACATCCTATAGGTATATTAGTGCCTCTACCAACTCTAACTTTAAGTATGAAGTTATTGAACAATCTGTAACTACCTTATCTCACTATACAGACTTTAATAATGTAGATAATTGTGCTAAGTATATAATTAGAAGAACTGATGACTCTACAGATTCAGAAGTAATTTATGTATTATGTGGATTAAAAATGAGATATTATGACTCATCAGGACATGATTATACAAGTTATGGTCAGATAGGTTCAACTACTCCTTTCTTTATGCCTGTAAGATATGGTGCTTTAGATAATATACCATTCTTTGACTATATAGAATCAAAAGATGCAATGTTAAATGGTATTGTGTTCACAGTCCAAGTAGTAAAGTTAAAATGGTATCAGACTGGGATATTTAGAGTAGTGTTACAGATAGTATTAGTGGTTATTGCTGTTGCCATAGAGATAGCTACATCAGGTACAGCTACAAGTATAGCAACTGTTCTATTGTCCACAGCTGAGAGCTTAGCAGTAGCTTTTGCTATAAGTACTGTTGTTACAGAAGTAGCTAAAGCATTTAATATAGATTCATCTATTGTTCAGATAGCCTTAGCTGTAGTTGAAGCTTATTTTACATCAGATACTACTAATTTATTTGAATCATTAGGGTTATTAATTGCTGACCAAGCATTAAAGTATCAAACTATACAATATCAACAAGATACTGAAAGGTTAATAGCTCAACAGAAAGAGATAGATAGAAAGTTAAAACTTATTCAATTAACTGCACAGAGTAGTGACAAGAAGATAAAACCTTGGGCTATCTTAGAGAACATTATAAATAGTCAAGATGCAACTTCTACAAGTGACTCAAGTATTAACTTATCCATGCAAAAACTAGAAGAGGCTATGGAAAGGAGTAAATACTCAGTAGAACCTGAAGTTAGAGGTGTTACTTACGACTTACAATCATCAGCTTTCTCTACTCTTAATCATGCTGAAAGACAGTATAGCATAGAATATCAAATAGGTATTGTTAATAATTCATTTGGTGACAATACAAACTTATAATAAATAATTACTCACAAAGGATAACTCATGAGTTCAGAATCATACTTTAGACCTACAACATTCAATGGTGTCGCAACTGGAGTTCAACAACCAGCATCAGACATTAGTTCATCAGCATTTAATGGAGATACCTCTTTTGGTCAATACAAGTCTCCATCATTCTTACAAAGTAATAATAATTATAACAATAGTGGTAGTAGTAATAGTAGTGGTATAGACACTCTAGGAGCTATAAACTCAGGAGCATCTATACTTAGAACTCTAGGTGGTTTATGGTCTGCTCATGAACAGAATAAGATGGCTAAGCAAGAGTTTAACTTTAATAAAGATGTATTTAACAAACAATGGACTGCATATCAGGAAGACAGACAAAGGAAACATGATTTTGAGGATAGTGTAGGAGACCAATATGATAGAGTTAATCATACAGGTAAGTATGCAAAAGACACTACTAAAACTCCAGTAACTACACAACAAGCTCAAAGTAAAGAAAGAGGTACAGCTTCACCAGTTACTTCTTTAAACAATCAAAAGACTAAAGAGGTACAATATACTAGACCTAAAAATCAAAATGTTTTAAAAGGATAAGTCATGGCTATTAAAGATTTTATAAGACCTCCATCAGGACAAATTAGAGCACCTCACCTTTCTAGTTATGGTGATGCTTTTGCTCCATTAACAGATCATATTCAAAGATTAGTAAATGCAAGAAATAAGAAAGAAGCAGTTCAAAAACAGATGGACTTTCAAATTGCTAGAGATAAAGCAAGACAAGACTTTCAAGCTAGAATGCAAGATGATAATCAAGAGTTTCAAAGTAATCAACAAAATACTAGGATTCAAGCTAGTGTTAATGCAGCTAAGGAACTACAAAAGAATCATGTAATCAATGCTGCAACTAACCATAGATATGATGTAGATAATAATAAAAGAAATTATAGAAACCAAGTGAACCTTAAAGGCATTGCTCATAAATATGATGTAGATAATAGTCAAAGAAACTTTAGAAACCAAGCAAACCTTAGAAGTATTGATCATAACTATCGTATGGAAGATGCTCAAAATGCATATAATAATCAAGTGAATCTTAGGGAAATTAACCATAACTATGATATGGAAGACAGAGCTAAAGCTTACGACAATCAAGTGAATCTTAAAGACATACAACATAACTACGATGTAGAGGATAGAAACACTGCTTATGATAATCAAGTTAATTTAAGTAATATTCGACATAACTATGCTGTGGAAGATAGAGCTACAGACTATAACAATCAAGTAAATCTAAGAGGCATTGATCATAATTATAGAGTAGAAGATGCAGACAGAGCGTATGACAACCAAGTCAATCTTAGAGGTATCGATCACAACTATAGGGTTGAAGATGCAGATAAAGCATATAACAATCAAGTTAACCTTAGGGGTATTGACCATAATTATAAAGTAGAAGACGAAGATAGAGCATTTGGTAATCAAGTTAACTTGGATAGTGTTAGGCATACTTATGACATAGATAAAATCAATGCTACAGCTGAAAAACAAAAAGAAATGGCTAACCTTGCATTATCAAATAATAAAAAGCTAATTAACTTCAAGAATGGTTTAACAGAAAAAGCAAATAAGACTTATAGTAAGTTTCTTGAACCCTCTATTGTTTACTCTAAACCTAACGATGTTGCTACTAAAGAGGCTACAGTTAAAGCTCAATCTATCTCAGAGCCTAAGGTTAAAACATTATCAGATTCCTTTAATAAGAAGATTAATTCTGTTAGTAAGAAGTTAGGTATATCCTATGAAGATTACAATAAGAATAAAGATAAAGTAGACTCTCTCATAAAATCTACAGGACTGACTTTAAAAGACTTTAAAGCAACTAAAGGAAGTTATACAACAAAGTATGGTAGTGTAATAGACTTATCAAAACCATCAGAAGCAGAAGATACAGTATCTTCTCTAACTGAATCAATATCTTCAGACTCTAAGAAGTTAAAATTTTTAGCTAAAAAGGGTTTAACTTATAGAGATGCATCATTCAGAAAGATAAGAGATAGTATTGATAAGAAAACTGAAAAGGTTAATAATATTTACAAGTTAATTAACAATCCTAACCTTATTGAAGTAGCAAAAGCTTCTAAAGTATTTAAACCTATAGAGTCAAAGTTTAATAAAGCTAGAGAGGCTATCAAAAAAGATGCATTTCGGTCTATAGGTATTAAAGACTATAAGCATTTACCAACTGATAATAAACCACATATTGATTATGAAGCTACTATTCAAAGAAAGGCTGATAACCTAAAACAAGCTATGGCTAAAGGTGCTCCTAAGACTATAATATCTTTTTTACAAAAGGATTTAAGTAACTTACAGAAAGTTAATGCTAGTGCTCAAAAGCAAGTAGTATCAAAGAATAATACTCAACAAAATATTATTAAGAATACAAGGATCTCTAGTATTAACAGCTCTATAGCATCAGCAAGAGATGAACTTAAGGCTATTAACACTCAAAGAGCTAAGGATGATGGAGATATCAGTGAGAGCAATAAGAAAAGAATACTAGACTTAAAGAGAGAAATTAAAAAGCTTAATGCAGAAAAAGCTTCTGAAAAAATGAATTAGAAAGGGTCTTCAATATGCCTATATACAGTGATAAGACATACAATGAGAACATACAAAATCAAGTAGATAGTTTTCAAAATGATGCTATAGATAGAGAACAAACTGTTCAGGATCAAGCTGACATCGGTGAAGAGGTTAGTGATAGACTAAACTATGAAGCTGGACGTGATTATGAAATAGCTCAAGATAATAATAAAATTAAGTTTACTGAACCTCAAAAAGATACAGGTAAGGTTGCTGAGTATTGGAATAAATCTCTTGATTTCTTAGGAGCTCCAGAATCATTAAGAGCTAATGAGGTTCATAATGGTAAAGCTTATGATGCAAGAAATAAAAGACCAACTATCTATGCTGATTATAGTAAAGATGATTTAATTAATGAAGTTAATAATGTCAAAGAAGATCCTAATGCTAAACATGTCTTATACAATATAAAGTATTATGTAGGTAAAGATAAGTATGGTGACAGTAAGTATGCTTACAAGACAGGTGTTGATTCAGTATCTGCATTCAATAGATATAAAGAACAATTAGGTAATAACGTTAAGATAGTATTTGAAAAAAGATTTGCAGGTGCTGAGGATGCTGAGAATCGCTTTCACCAGCTAGAAGCAGAGCAAGGTACACAATTAGCTTCTGACAAACAAGAAGCCTTTAAACAGGGTATAGGATCATTTGGTTCAGGATACACAGAGTTTACTAATGAAGATTACTTTAATGGTGAAGATAAGAACTATAAAGACTTTAATAGTGCTTTCAATAAATCTGAACAAGAATACAGTGAGGATATGAAGTATAGAGCAACTCATAACTCAAATAATACTACATGGGATAAGTTAAAAGGTGGAGACTATACAGATGCTTTTGAGTCAGGAGCTATGGAGCTTGTTGGTGGAATTGGTGATGCTATAGCTACTGGAGTTGGTTTTGGTTTGAACGAGTTAGGATTAAGAAATAACTTAGCCAACACTAACTGGTTTAACAAACTAAAGAATAATGCTGATAAGTATTCAGGATACGATAGAAGAAGCTCAACACAAGCTATGGTTGAATCTACTAACTTATGGAATAAAGGGTATTATGTTCAAGCTCTATGGAATAATAAAGCTGATTTATCTGATTCAATTGTAGAGTCTATTCCTGAGATGCTAACAATGACAGTAGGGTTACCAGAATTAGGTGCTATAAAGCTAGTAAAGGGGTTAAATGAAGCTAATAAGGCTTTAAGGGTAGCACAAGAAGCTGGAGACATAGAAAAGGTCTCAGAGCTAAGCAATAAAGTAAGAGTATTATCAACTTCATTCAAAGATTTAGGTGAAGAGGGAATTAAAGCTGCAGACACTATAAATAACCTTTCTTTAGGTAATAAGATTACTAACATTATGAAAAGAGAAGCTGGATTTGAAGCAGTAGTATCCAAGAACACTAATAATGTAATTGAAGAACGTATACATAATGGTGATAATGATATTACAACTGGAGAGTTTGCTGGAATCTTAGCTTCTCAATTCCTATCTACAGCTACTGATAGATTTGCATTCAAAGAGATAGTTGGTGATAATAAAGTCTTAGGAGCTTTAAAAGATGTATTCAAAACCTCATCAGAGGAAGTTAAAAAGAATATTATCCATAAGGTAGCATCAACAGCTATAGGTTTAGGTGTTTCAGGAGTGGAAGAGGGAACTCAAGAATATCTTCAAACTTGGAGTGAGATTGCTGGAGCTCAACTAGGAGTTAAAGGTAAAACAATAGATGATGTCTTATCAGATAAGAGTAATCAAGACCAAGCTTTAGGATCAGCTATAGCTGGAGCTGTTGGTGGTGTAACTATGCATAGCATTGCTCATGGCTCAAAAGCAGTATTAAAAGGTGCAAAGGCTGGAACAAAGAAAGGTGTTAATGTAGCTAATGATTTACTAAAACGAAATAATATTCATTTAGAAACATCTGAGGAAGAAGCTTCACAAATCAAGACAATAGATGACTTTAACAATAAAGATTTATCACCTGAAAGTAAGATGATGTCTGTTGGGTTACACTTAGACAAATCAAAATCTCATGTCATTACTGGTATGGACTCTAAAGGTATAACTCCTCTAGTTTCTGATATTCTAAAATCTGTTAAACATGATACTAAAAAGACAGACTTATTTAAAGAGTATCTAACACAAAAGTTAGCAGATAATGTCTATAACACTAATACTACAGATAAGAAAGATTTACTTATAGCTAGAGATTTAGGTCTTGATATAGATAACTCTATGTACAACAAAGCTTTAGAAACTGCAAGAAATGTTGTTAATAATGTAGTATCTGAGAAAAGAGAAGAACAGTTAAATAAGGCTGTTAATTCTCAAGGGTCTGAAACAATAGGTGATGCTTTAGAAATCTCTCCAGATGAAGGATTCTTTGAAGATTATAGAGTTAATAAAAGTAGTCCATCTTTAACTAAAACACCTGATGGAAAGAAAGAAAATCCTTTCTACGGTAAGTTTGATAGTCAAATAATATCTCTAAATAGACAGATAGAAGCTATGGAATCTTCTAAATTAGACACTAAGAAGACTAGAGAATATAGAGACTCCTTAATTAAAAAGAATACTGCTAAGTATACACCACTTAAATCATTAGAGGAAGTTGTAGAAGATATTGAAAACCTAGGATTTAGAGATGAGAATGGTGTAATAGATCCTGATAAACAATCATTAAACTATTATGATAAATCATTACCATTAAGTGTATCTTCTTTTGGTTATGATGAGAATATCTTATTAAATAAGTTTGTAGGGTTTGCTAAGTCTCGGATCAATAAAGCTGATTATATTGAAAAAGATAATTTAGCATCTAAGGTTATTGAAGAGAACTCATCTTTATTGGATATAGCAGTTAAAACATTGTCAACTATTAAGAGAGATGAAAACTTAACTTCAAAACAAAAAGAAGAAAGTGTCTCTAAAGTTACTGAGGCTATTGACAATGTTCATGTCTCAAATAGAGCTTTATTGGATAGAGCATTAAATAGACATAGTGAACCTTTAGACTCAAAAGAGAGTAATCCTGAGTTAGATGGTTCTTATGTTGTTAGTGATGGTGTAGTAAAGCAATTAATCTTAAAAGACTTAACAGATGCTAAATCATACCAAGATATAGAGGTTGTTAAGAATAAGATTAAAGGAACTTATGGAACTCTACCAGTGTACTTTAATGATAAAGATGGAAGTGATATCTTACTTGCTATAGAAGATAAGAAAGATAAGTTATTTAAAGAACATGTACGATCTAAACCTAACAATAAAAAAGTTAATGTTAATAATACAAATAATAATGATAACTCTAATGATAGTGATACTAACCCTACTTCTATTACTAATGATGCTATGTCTATTGGTGATAGTGAAAGTCTTAATAATAGTGATGATACTACTTCTACAAGTAATGATAACAACACTAATGTTAGTACTGACTATGGAAAGATTAACTTTATTAGTTCAATGAGAAACTTTTTGATTAAGAGTAAACCAACAAATACTATTACATCAGAATTATTTGAAGCATCTATCAAAGGTTTGTTAACTATTAAAGATCCACAAACTAGAGAGAGTATATCAAGTAAGTTATCTACATACAATCTTAATGATAATCAAATTAGTGCTGTCTATGATGCATTAACATACAATAAGAAAGATTATAATGATAATATACCTACTCAAGGAGTTAAACAAAATAATTCTATAGAAGAGTTTAAAAGGTTAACATCCTTAAAAGAATCAATAAATAAGTTAATTAACAACATTAAGGTATCTAACAATAGACTAGAGTCCAAAGCGTTAAAAGAAGCCTTAAGTGAAGCAGAGTCAGAGTTAAATACCCTATCTAAAGTAATTGTTGATATGGAAAACAACCTTAATACTCAAAAGAAGCATTTAACTAATGATAATACTATTACTAAAGAAAATCCTGAAATGAACTCTATCAGAACCTTATATCTAAAGGGTCTAAGAATTGTTGAATCTTTATATAATAAGTTACTTACTGTTAAAGCTTCTAAAAAAGAGTTAAATTATACATTCTCATATTTACAAAAGATAGTTAAACAGATAGATAGAAGTTCTAAAGTTAATAAGTTATCTATAGATAAGGCTACTAAAAATTTACAGATACTTGAAAGAACTATTCAAAAACGATTAGATAACTTGAGTATACCTACTATTGCATACAAGTCAGAGATAGCAGAAGTGGCTAAGCTAGAAAAACATACTAACCCTAAAGTAGTTAAATTTGCTAAAAATGTTAAACGTAAGCTACTCAGTAAAGATGATGATCATGTTGGTAAAATTAAACTTGTTAAAAAGTTAAGAGAATACTCTAAATCTATTAATGCTAAGTCTGATCAAGTTGGTACTAAAGAAGATATTGAAACTTCTACTAAATCTAAAGTTGAGAATACTACTAAATCGTCTGAAAATGCCCGTGAAGAGCAATCTAACACTATAGGCAATGGATTGGTTAAACCTACTAATAAAACTGTTATTTCAGATACTCTAAACAAGACTGATACTAATACCTCAGATAATAATCTTACAAATGAAAACACTACAGAATCTTCAGAAGACGAAGTAATACTTCAATCATGGGATACTAAAGCTACACACTCCTTACTAGATCAATTCAAAGTTAATTTTAATGAGTTAAAAGTGTTACTTAGTAAAGATAGGAATGATGCAAACAATACCAGCATTAATAAAACATTAGAATCTATGAAGAAGAATACACTGGATAGATTAGACACTTTAGAGTTTGATTTAAAGAATAATGAAAGAAGAACTCATGATAAGATAGTAGATGCTCAAGATAGGAAATCAAAGACAATCTCATCACTTGAGAAACAGATTTTTAGTTTATACAAATCATTAAATCATCATGCAAAACGTAAAGATACTCCTAAGTTCTATACTACTTATAAAAATATCCTAAAGAAAGAGATACTATTACAAAGTTTAACATTTAAAGAATCTCCATCAAAGCTTAATGGATATAAGAATGTTGCTAAAGCTTATGCTAAATCTATAGACGATGAATTAGAGTTAAATACATTAGAGGTCAATCATAATAATAAGGTTAAGATATTAGCTTCTAAACTAAAATCAACATTAAAACTAGGAAGACTACTTGTTAATAAATACTTTAACCAAAAGAAGAGAATCCTAGAAAAGATTAAGACTGAAACAGAAACATTAGATACTTTAAATGAGACTATATCAACATTCAATGATCAAAATAAGATTAGTGATGAAGCTATGGATTACCTTGAATCTAAGTTTCTATCTACTAAAGTTAAAGATTCTACTGATGTTCGTATATTCTCTAATGGTGAGAAGATAGTTAACTGGTTTAGTAAATATAACCCAAGTCTATTACAAATATTTGAAGTCTCTAATAGCCCTATCTCTAAGATATCTAGTATATTAACTTCTAACAAACCTATATCTAAGATAGAAGAAGAATATTTACATGAGAATCTATCTGAGAGTAGTTCTGACAAATTAACTACTATAGACTTAGACAACATTAAATCTCTCAATAAGGTAGTTAATGGGTTCGTAGGTTCATTACAAGGGTCTACAGAGGTAGATAATGGTAGTTTCTTCTCAACAAATGGGGTTGTATTCAACATAGCTAACATGTTTAGAAGAGTAAAAGGTGCAAAGACTATCTCAACTCAAGGTGATGTGAATAGAGCTACAAAGTTAGTTAATGGTCTTACTTACTCAGCTATACAAGAAGTTAAATTTAATATCTTAAAGATGGATAATTCAGATATCTCAAAAAACTTTAATATCCTTGGTGACTCTAACATTACAACATTTAGAAGAGATATTATAAATAATCATATTCCTCTTGCATCAGTACGTGAAGACCTTGCTAATGAATTAAAAACCCTTATAGGTATCAAAGTAAGAAAAGACTCTGATGAGAAGAATAATAGACTATATGATGCTACTATGAAGACTATAATAGAGTCTGTCTTACAAGAGAGTCCTATGTTTTCTTTAGAGACTAAAAAGTATAGTGCAAATCAATCATATAAGCTTATAACACTTAACAATGACTTCCTAGATAGTAACTTTTCAGAAGAAGATATCTCAGGTATTAAGAATGCATTCTCTAAATTATCATATATAACTGGAACTAAAAAGAAAGCTCATCCAAGCTATAAACCTCATAAGATTCCTGATAAGATTCGTAATGGTGTAGTTAAACTTTTAAAACAAGATATAGAAAAGCTTACTAAACTAAACAATACTCCTTATGTTTATTCAGATAGATTTGAGAGTGTTGCTAAGGTGTACGAGAATGACAAAGAGTTAGCTTATAGTATGTTTGGTAAGGTTAGTGAAGAAAAGCTCTCAGAATTGAACCTCGAAGACTATACGACTACTCAATCAGTTAATGAACAAATAGAAAGAGACTTAGATAATCTATATAAGTATTATGGTGAGTTTAAGGGTAAAGAATTTTATTTACCTTATGGTGTAACTAAGTCTAACAGAACACAAATATTCTCTGATATCACACCTATGGATAGTAAGATTCATAGAGAGTTTGTAATTAAGAAACCATTTATTAAAGATATATCTCCTCATATAGGTAACTATAGAGATCCTATTGATATGCATGGGGATTCTTTTAGTGATGAAGAGTTATTTGAGATAGCTTTATCAGAATCTTTTGATTTAGATCCAGATAAGAAAGGTAGATTCCAATTATTCTCTGATTTAAGGGATATTGTAGATATTTACCCTACAGATGGTGTTAAGATAAAAGGTAAGAAGTTTCAATTTATTAAAGACTTTATAGAAAACCCTATAGAAGACTTATCTATACTTGATACAGGAGATTGGTCTAAGAATATGCAATCTCATAAACAGTTTCATGCTATCCTTGAGTTAAGAAATATTCATCAAAGTAAAGTGAATGGATATCAAACAGTTAAACATGATCTTACAATTGAAGCAGATGCTATAACCTCAGGTACAGGAATCTTAACATTACAATCAGGTTTAAGTCCTCAGAATGAAGAGTTAATGGAGAAAGCTGGTATCTTAAATAATGAACAATTAACTAAAAGAACAGCATATACTAAGAAGTTATTAGCTCATAAACATAATGTCTCAGAAGATGATATTGACATGACTATGCCATCACTAATTGAAGCTGGAGATTATCACTATAAGATAATGAATGACAACTCTTTTGATGCTCATACACTTGGTATTGATGACAATGAGCTCTATTTAGATATCTATAAAACTATGGGTTCTGATGTTATGCATGAGGGTTTTGATGGTGACTCTATGGATGGTGAAGATACTGATGTTAAAGTTAGAGCATTCAATATGGCAAAGTCTACCTTAGAGGCTTTAGCTTTAGAGAAAGGTCTATCTTGGTTTAGAAAGATATCTAAGCCTCCAGTAATGACCTTTAACTATGGTTCAGCTATATCATCTATCAAAGAAGACTTAAGAGAGAATACTTTTGATAAGATGTTCTTAAGTAGCCTAAGAGGTGATAATAAATTTGCTAACCTTGTTATTATCTCTGCTCATAATAAGACTAAGAAAGTAAACAGACAAGGGTGGAGTAAGCATCAAAATATAGCTTATAATAAAAAAGTTATATCAGACTATTGGCTTGCTCTAAATAAGAACTTTTATATTCCAGATGAGTTTATAGAAGACTTAAATACTAATGATAGAAAAGAGTTGAGTAAATATGCTCAAATAACTGATAAAGGTATTATTAACATTCTTCAAGAACAATCAGATATATTACTAGGTGATAAGTTTGAAAAGTCTTTTAATAATAGAATGAAAACTATAACAGAGTATAGAGAAGCTTTACAACATATGGATGTAGTTCATGCTGAAACCTTTAAGTTCTTATTTGAACATTCAGTAGATGAATTAAGAAAAAATAAGAAAATTGAAGTAACAAGTAAAGATAGATTAGACTTTGCTGAAAGAGCTAAGGTTGAAAATTTAGAAGACCTAGAGAAAGAGTATGAAGTTAAAGCTAATATTAATGCTAATAGATTAACTATTCAAGATATATCAAATGTCTTAGATACTCTTAATGCTGATGGTCTAGGCTACACCTTATCATTGTTTAATAGACTTCAAGAGTTCTATAAATCTGCAGATGATAAACAAGTCTTAACAGAACGTTCATATTTCAAAGGTAATAATCAGAAAGATGGTATAAGTTATGAAGCTCAGGTAGAAGAATTTATTGCAAACTTTAGAGCCTATACTACAACTTCTATCCATAATATTGATGATGAACAAATGAGAAGAGCTTTACTTGATAATGATTTTTCATCTATTTATGATGCTATCATATTTCCTAGTGAACAAAAGGTAATTAATAAGACTACTGATACATATAACCAAGAGATGATTTATACCAATAGAGATAATAGTATTATGACATCTACAGTAGCTAAGTTGAACACCATGATAACTAAGATTAAAGAATTAGGATTAGAACAAGAGTTCTATGATAGATTCAATATGTTTGATGCTAAGAATGCTCCTGAGGTATACTCAGAGACTACTATAGTAGCAAATGGACTAGACCCTATGAGAGGTATCTACAATGGTAAGACAGCTAACAATAGAAAGATTCAGACATTACCAGATGTTAAAGGAACTAGAAAAGTAGGTACATACACTATTAAACTTTCAAATAGTAAAAATTCATTCTCTGTCAGTGAAAACATCAAAGGTAAGAATGATAGTAATATAGAAACTACAAGGTATCAATATACAAAGTCAGATAATGGAGATTCTTTATACGATTTGAAGATAATAGCTACAGGTTATAATTTCAAGACTAGAGAGTTTAATTTTAAGAGGGATAGACTTGTAGGTGAGGTAACTGACTTACCAATAAATCCTGAATCTCTAAATGGATATGGAAATGTTTTAAATCTAAACAATGAGATTATCAGAGATTTAACCAATAATAAAACTCCTTTAAAAAATCTACATACTGAAAAACGTAATGAAACAGCATTATCAAGTGAAATGATTCTAAATGAAAACTCTCTTCATGATGCATTAAGACAAATAAAGTTTGTAGGTGATGGTGTAGACTTTCAAGTTAAATCTACTATAGATACTATAAATAAAGTTAACAATGGTAGAGATAAGTTATCTAAGAAGTCTCTCAACGTTAACCATATGGCTGTACTAGGAACTCAATTTAAAGGAGTAAATGCATCTGACTCTAAAGATATCAATAAAGATGTAGATGTTAATGTTGTTAGAGATATACTTACTAAATCACAAAATAATTATATAAAAGGTATAGTTGACTTCTTATCAGCTAAATATCCTGATATAGAATTATTCAAAGATATAAGTATGATAAAGGATGGTCTTGTTGATATAACACCTCTGATAAATGATGGTGAGTATATGCGATTAGCGACATTATTTAATGAAGTTACTGGATTGGAAGAGTATCAGAATACGATATTTAACCCTAATTTAGCATTTAAGTATACTACTAAGGTTATTGATAGAAAAGCTCATATAGTCGAAAATAAGGCTAACAATGATGTATCTTCTAAACCTATAAAACCTATTATAGAAAATAAGTCTATGAAGATTATTGAAGACTATCTAAATGATCCAGATAGAGGATGTTAGTCCTCTTCTGATTGATACTGCATAAAGTAGATTTATTTAGCTTGTTCTATCTTCTCTTTGTAGTATTCAGATATTTGGTTAAACTCCTCTACTAAACGTTCATATTCACTCTTAACAGGACTTCCTGACTCTATCCACTCAGATACTACTTTACGAACTGTTAATGGGTTAAATGTAGGCAGTACACCTTTAGTGTTTCCTATATGTCCCTCTAGGTCTGGATTAATTGTTCTTATAGTAGTAGCTTTAGCTTTAGTTACTACAAACCCTTTCCATACCAATGCATTCCAAATATCATGTTCAGTAGGAGCTTCCTCATCTTCTGTCCAAGCTTCTATACTACATCTTCTAACAGAAGCTTTGCCATCAGAGTATAATTTAGGTTTTTTAGCTTCTAATACAGCTAAAGTCTTTTCTTGTTGTAGTTTCTCAAATGCAAAGTTAATAATATCTGCTCTTAAGTCTGCATCAAATTTAGCAATAAACCATACCATTGTTTTTAAATTCATCCCGTATGTCTTTAATTTCTCAATTTTACCTTTACCTGTTTGGACATCCACCATAGATACCCAAAAATCCATAGTGTCAAATCTATCGGCAGATAGTTCAGAAACTTGTATTTCAAAACTTTTAACAATTTTGCTATGTTGAAGTTTTGTTTTATTTTTTGTTAAATAATTATCAGCTACATCCTTTAATGTCATAGTCATGTTAGTGTTAGCTAAAAATTGCTCAGTAGGGTTAAGTGTAATAAGTTCATTCATGATGAAACTCCTTATAAGATTAAGAAGTTTTACAGAGTGCTTCAAGTAGTCACTCCAAGGTTTACATCTCCATTCAATGTAAATCCATATAGTATTATATCCTATCTAACTTAAAAGGTATGACAGTTGTTTATTCACCGAAAGGATAACCAAGTAATTCATTCAACATAGCATTATCTTTAATCTTTCTAATCATTAATTCTAGTCTAATAAATCACTTAAGCTAAAATTGGCTTCAGTGAAAAGATGTTCTTTTTCTCTGATTCTAACAAGAACTTTTCCATGTTCTTTACCAAATACTTTAGCAATTGTTAAACTATCTGTAAATACAGAATCCTCTTGTTGTTTAAACACTACTGTAGTGTCATTAATAATTAATTCATTCATGATTAATACTTTCAAGACAATAAATTTTAGGTTTAGTAGTAGAGGGTCTCAATCACTACTACTTAAATTAATAACCTTAATGGAAAGCCTATCAAGTGATAAACTCTCTCATGGAATAGTTTGAGACCCTCCATTAAGATTACTTCTGTTAGTATAACCTATTTGTTTGATTTTCCATTTGAAGCTTTATAATTACTTAAGCTCAATTTTGAGCTGTACTCAGAATCTTCCAATAACCCACTAATGACTATATTAAACTCAAATTCTGGTAATAGATAGTGTTTTGCATTTCTATTTTGTTCAGTTAAATAGGATAGGGTAAATTTCCCCCTCTTCTAATTCAAGCTCTTTAAATGTATTTCTACATGTTTTTAATACTTCAGAGTGTTCTTTACCAGTAACCTCAGCAATTCTAAGACTGCTCATTATTAGTTAATGATATAATCTATAAAATCTAACAAATGGAGATTTCACTATGCCATGTGACTTTAATAAAAGAATGAATAGCCTGATAAAAGAGTTAAAAGATAATAATGTATCTAAAGAGGATATTGCCATAGCTACAGAAAGATTAAGAGAGTTCGATAAAGCAAGAAGAACAGTTAATACTCTTAGTGATGCTGTAGTAGTCTCTAATGACACTCCAAACGAGAGGTATGAGCTATTTGATGGTGTGTACTCTAATAAAGAACAGACATCATTTATAAACAAATTCAAAGACTGGTATAGTGAGGACTTTGATCATAAAAACGATAGTAATAATGTATTTGTTTTATCAGGTCGAGGTGGTACAGGTAAGTCAAGTTCAGTCCAAGCTGTAATAAATGAGACTATAGGTAAAAAACATAATCATGCAGATGTTCTATATGCTACACCTACTAACAAAGCTTCAAAGGTATTAAAAGACTCTTTAAGTGAAGATGAGACTGTTTATACTATTGCTCAATTACTAAGTATGGTTCTTAAGAAACAAGCTGATGGTTCTTTAAAGTTAGTTAAGTCTTTAACTTATAATAAGAAAACAGGTCAGATGGAAGAGGTACCTACAAAGATTGAAGAAATGTCATCTCCTAAAACACTCCTAGATACTTTTAGTGATCTCATAGTTATTGATGAAGCTTCTATGCTATCTACAGATACTATGAATAGCATTATAGAAGAAGCTAAGAAATATAAATTTAAAATACTTTTCATGGGAGATAATGTACAACTTCCTCCAGTAGACAAAGACTCTATAGATACTTCTGATGAATCACCTGTATTCCTCTATCCTACCAAGTTTAGATCTGAATTAAAAGAAAGAATGAGACAAGGAGAAGAATCACCAATACTCCAAGTTACAGATTTGTTTGCTAATCAGATAGAGTCTAATGACTACTCTACTAAGATTGAAAATAAAAATTATGATGATAGTTTAGAATTTATAAACTCTACACCTAAAGCAATTGAAAACTTCTCAAAAGACTTCAAAGATAACCCATTACACACTCGATACATCATATTTAATAATGCTTCTAATAAGAAATACAAAACATTAGAGAAGAAGTTAAAAGATAGTATTTATGGGACTGGAAGAAGTCAATACTCTAATCATGAACAGATTTATTTCTCATCTCCAGCAATGAATATGCAAGGTCTATCAGGAGAATTTGAAAATAAAAGTTCTAAAGGTAAGCCTATAGAGATATTTTCTCCAAGTACTGGTGATGAGTATACTATTATAAATAATAACATTAAAAGAGTAGTTGTTAAGACTACTACAAATATGTGGACAGAGACATCATCAGGTAAGAGTATTAATATAGATATTCCTTTAAGTTTCTCAGTTAACACAGTAGATGTTATAGCTAACGAGTTCATAAATAATGATATGAGTATTAACTACAATGCTATAAAAGAAAAGTATGATGAACTCTATGAATATGATAAGAGTGAAGTATTCTACCATATGCCAGTGTCTAATAAACGAGATATTGAAATTGATACTATAGACTATGATTCAATTAGAAAGGTTGGAGGAAGTAGAGGAACAAGTGTAACTGATGTAGATATTGGTAGTCTTACTACTAGTATTATTAAAGAGATAAATAAAGACTTACCTCTAACCAATAGTGCAATGTTAATAAACTCACATCAAGCTCAAGGGTCTACATATGATACTGTATACACTGATATATCAAATACAACCAATCTAATTAAGAATAACTTTCTTAGCTATAAGTTAGGTACTAAAGCAATGTATGTAGCTACATCAAGACCTAGAAATAAACTTGTTCTAGTTAATTCTCAAGATATTACAACTAAAGCAGAAGAGGATAAAGTAATAGAGAGTAAAGTTGTTCCAGATACTAAAGGGTCTTTCATTAAGAGAGAGTCTGTAATTAAAGAGGGTAATGGTTATAAGAAGATTGATGATAAGTTAGCTGGGACTGTATACGAGAAAGAGTTTATAGACTCAGATGCTAAGTTATTTAATATTCCTTTAGCTATAAGATACATACCATCAACTAGAACTTGGTCTATTATGAAGAGGTCAACAAATTTAGTATTTGAGTCTGGTACACATTTTAATAGAAACGATGCATATAGAGCCTTTAAAGCAGTTGTAGCTAATAAGACTAGAATAGATATTCTTAATGCATTAAAGAATGGTAAAAGCTTAGAAGACACTCCAATAACACTAACTACTGATTCAAAAGCATCAGAAGTTAAAGCATATGCTAACTCTATAGGATTTACTCCATTGTCTGGTATATTTGGGTCTTATGAGAAAGAATATTTAAGACTATTTCAGAAAGAAAATAATAAATCAACTAGAGATAATACATGGTTACTTTCCCATATTGGTAAGTTTCTTGAAACAGGAAAGGAATTACCTAAAGAGCTAAGGGTTAATGAAAACTCTTCTATAGATGAAGATATCCTAAAGTTATATCATAAAGTAAAAGCTAAAGAATCAAGTGTAATGGGTTCTGAGATTGGTACAGAGTTTAAGGATAGTCAGAAGCTAGATGAATCAGATTTCAATGTTAGTGAAGACCTAGAAAATACTATAGATAAATTATTAACTCATGAGTCTTTATTAAAGGATAATGAATATACAGATGAGTACAGAGAAGATACTAAAAGGATAGCATCTAAGATAACAAGTATGTTTAAAGAAGTATTACCTGATTACTCATTCAAATTCACTAAGTATAGACCAATTAATAATGAAGAAACAAAAGGAGCTTTCTCATCTACTCTTGGTTATTTAAATGAAGATAGAGTCCAATTGATAGCTAACCCTAATAGTCGATTAACTACTGAATCAGAAGTAATGTTACATGAAACAGTCCATGCTACACTAAAGCATATCTTCTCAAATGATCCTAAATTAAGGAATAGGGTTAAGATTATACGGGATAACTTTAGAAAAGCTCTTCAAAGCAAATTTGACACTGATAAAGCTATGATTACATTTGTATCCTCTAACATGATTAAAGATGATGTATCTGATATGTACCTTGAGATGGAGAAGAGATTTAATTATGTTTTTAGTGAAGAGAGTAATGTTGAAGAGTTTATGACATATATGCTTACTAACCCATCAATGCGTGAAGCAGGTAAGATGTTTAATGCTGATGATACTCCTGTAGAAGATAGTAATATTTCTAAAACCTTTTGGGGTAAATTAAGAAGAATGTTTAGTGAATTTCTTAAAAAGTTTAATAAAGAATCATCTGTTAAAGATATTAAAGTTACCCAATCTGTTGAGAACATCTTTGATACTATGTTAGCAGCTAGACGAGACTATGAACTTAGAAATTCTCAATCTTTAGAAGACTTAGTTTCAGGGTATGTTCCTATACCAGTATTTAACACTGTAGCAAGGTTTGGAGCAGTAGGCTATACAAAGTTCATAGATAACGTAGAAATGGCTTTAAATAGTAAATTAAGTAAAACAACAAAGGCATTAATATTGAGAGAGTTTAATAAGATAAAGTATTCACTTAAGAATAATAAATCTTTTAAGCGTATGATGAATGCTCAGAAGTCCTCAGCAACTATAAGTAAAATTCTTAAGAGTGAAGTTGTTTCATCTATCTGGAATCAGTATTTTAACTCTAATGTATACTCTCCTGATAAAAGTGTTAGAGACTTAATGAGAAGCTTTGAACGTATTGATTCTGAAAGTAGAAACATGAGAGCATCAATATTCAAAATAATTGAAAATAAGTTACTTGATGGTATAGATAAGGATAGTGAGGGTAAGTATAAATTAACTCTTGAGAAGAAAGCTAAAGTCATTAAAGACTTAATTCTTGGTAGTGGTTTAAATAAAGTATTTGCTTCCTTAGTTCCTACAGACTTAGATAGAGATAGTGTTAATGCTGACTTACAATTCTTAAAGGATGATATTGAAACCTTTGCTAAAGATAGTATAGATAATTTAGACTCTTTAGCACTCTATGGGAGAAATAGACAAAGTAATGAACAATTTCAAGTTATTAATATACGAGGAGCTGTAGGTAGTGAGTTATTCTTTAAACTTAATGATTCACAGAGAGATATCTTAAATAGATATGTTATTACAAAAGGTTTAAGTCTAATGACTGATACTGAATTAAATAGTATTAAATCTATTGTTGGTAACCAAGATGTTATTCATATGTTAAAGATTATTAACTCTACTAAAGCTGAGTATGACTCTGTTGTTTCTCGTGATGGTTATAATGAACCATTCTATTATTCCCTAAATCCAATGTCATCAACACCAAGAACTATTCGTGTAGGTACTCTTAAAGAAGCTAAAGCAATAGGATCAAGACTTGTTAGTACAGAGCCTGTATTCACTGTAGATAATGTAAAGTATTATAAGTATACAACTGTTAACTATTCACCATCTCTTGACTCTGGAGCTATATCTACCTTGAGTACAGACATAGATGGTTATCCAGTGTCTAGTATCCTTAAAAAGCATTTCAGTAAGATTGATTTAGATGCAAGAAATAAACAGAATGTTAACTCAAAGATTTATGATATGAATACTCAATTACTTAAAAATAATATAAAAGTAAAGTCTTTAATTCCTAAGTATAATTCTGCTGGTATGGTAGTAGATTATATTATACCTTTTGATAAATCTGATGTATATGTTCTACAAGATACTAAAAACTCTTCTGTAGAGTTCTTATCTAACTTAGCATTCCATTATAAAGATAGAGCTAACAGAGTTACTCAAAAGGATAAAGTATTAATTGAGTTACTCAAGCATAAAGTATCAAAAGAAGATTATAACAAGAATAAAGAGAATTATATACCTCTTAGTGATATTAAAGGTCTATCCTTAGATGATGAGTTCTACATAGCATTTAAGGACATTAAAGTACCAAGATACTTAGCTTTATATCTTACAGGTGCTAAAAGACCATCACTATCAAACATGAAGCTTACATTAGGTAAACATGAATTATTTGATATGTCTGAACATCCAAGTATTAAAAATATAGTAGGTACCTCAGAGAAGTTTCTTGAAGAAGTATTTAGTGAATTTAAACAACAATTGACTCTATTTAATACTGGTATAGCTATAGGTAACTTTAGTTCAAATATGTATTCTGCAATGAGTGATGGTATTGATCCAGTAACCTTTAGTAAGGAGTTTAAGAAGAATAGTGAAATGCTTTATGAGTTTGAACGAATGATTATAGACTTTGAAGATATGAGAACAAAAGTTCGTGCAGGTATACTTGATAGTACAGATAGTAATTATAATCTCTTATTTGCTAATATAAAAAATAATAAGTTCTTTCCTCTATATAAACAAGGTCATATAACACCTACAGTAGATGATGGAGATATTCTACATGATACAACAATCCTTAGTAAAGTAACAAATAAGTTTGCAAGGAATAGTAACATTAATAAAGAAATTCAATTAGAAGCTGAAAAATTATCTTATAAGAATGGAAAGAGTGTAGAAGACAATTTGTTAACTGCAAAAAGAAATATACGTAATAAGATTAAGGTAGCTATTCCTGATATTATAGCTGATATTAAAGGTAATTTATATGGAAGTGATGAAGCATCTACCAAGAAAGTAGCTGAAAAGGTATTAATTTATGGTGATGTAGTAGCTAAAATGATAATGTTAGAGCATAGAGCAAAGAAGAATGATGGTAATTTCAATTTAGATAATGAAATCAGAGAGTTAGGAGAATTATTTGTAAACTATTCTCACCCATCATCAGGATTTGAACAGTATATAGAGAAAGTAACAGGTTTCTTATTCCTTAAGTATCTATTTAGAAGTCTTAAAGGGTATTATACCTTAGCTGTTAAGAATCCATTACGTATAGGGTTAATGACAGCTACTGGAGCATTTACAGGTATTAATGTATCTTCTCCTGATGATGCTAACTTTAAAAATGGAACTATAGATGCTTTAACCAACAGAGCTAAAGGAGATGACTTAGATGAAGTATTAACAAGTATTTTATCATGGAGAGTAGAAGACATCCTAAGTGGAGGTTTAAATAGTGTTTATACAACAAAGTAATCTTATAGTATATAGCTCTATGCGTTACGAGGTTAGCTCATATGAGTTAAATATAATTAATTAGACTCATTGTATAGGGAGTAGGTAATTCTTCTTCCTTGAGCATTACTATTAATTAATTTATTATCTACCATACTTGATAGAATAGATGGGATCATATCTTTATGTAATATACCACTCTTCATAGTATTATACACCTTGACTTATTGCTAATCTTGTTTTTCCTGAATTTGGGATCAATTGACTATATGATAGGTGAATCATACATGTATAATCATATGGTTCTATTGTAGTTTCTTTACTAGATAAAGATTCAATCCACTCTAATCTCTTATTTTTCATAATTTTCCTTTAATTTTAATATATTAATGTAATATACATAGTACTTGCTTAACCTAATATTAATGTAGTAAGTAGTAGTAGAGGGGTCTCTTTTTTTATGAAAGTAATATATATATAATTATATATATATGTATATTAGTATGTATGGTAGGTGTAATATACATATATTCATATATACACCATTGCATGAGACAGTATTCTACCCCCCCCCCTATAATGACATTTATACATATATACACATTCTTCCAATAAACTATTAATTAATTTATTATCTATCATATAGCTCTAATTTAGTTTAATGAATACAATTACTCAGGTACATAGGAGTTTAACGATTGTAGGCTAACCTCGACCTGAGAATGAGGTATTATGAATAATGGTAAAATAAAAATAACCTAACTCCCAAATATCTCTTCTATCAATAACTCATAATAAATCCTTTACATTCTTAATCTTTTCAAATTCAGAAGAACTTACAGACATAAAATCTTTTGCATCACTCAGCATACTCTCTACTTCTACTTGAATCTCAGAGGCTATTACTTCTTTTGACTTCTTAAAATCACTATCCCAGTATTCTTGTAATATCTTCAAGTTAAGATCACTAACGTATGGGTAGAATACATAAGGACTTAACATAAAGTTTTTCTTATGTCTTTTTATTAACTCAGCATCAGTAAGTTTTTTTATATACTTTGATACCGTTGGTCTTGAAACATTTCCAGCTAGACTCATTAGACTTGACGTAGTAACTGCAGTACCATCATATGATAATATATTATGTCTATTTGAATTTCCATAGATTAAATTCATGATTGGTAATATTGCTTTTCCAGAGTGCATACTAATTTCATTAAATTCTAATATACTTTTTTTATTTGTCATTCTTAATCCGTCCTTTATTATTTTTACTTTATACTTGTAAGACTTACTTTTTTTAGTCTCTATATACTTACCAGTACTATCTACTTCTTTCTTTCTAACTAGTTCTTGATAGTCTGGTATAGTTCTAAACTTATTACTCATTACTAAATCCTTTAATTGTTATTTAATTAATTGTACCGTATATTAACTGTGAGTTACTTTTTAAGAAAATAAAATAGTAACTAATAGTTAACTGTTTTAGCCATTTTCTATGTTTTTCTATAAAAAATATTAACTATCAGTTACACCTTAAAACCTCTATGCTTCCCACAATATAGGTGTTTGCTCTACTTTTTTTAAAAAATGCTTTTAATATAATATATATATATATTTAAAAAGAAAAAAAAATAAAAAAAAAAAAATAAAAAATAAAAAATAAAATAACTCACAAATATTTCTCTAAATCTTATTCTTGTAGTTTAGTAATATAACATTTTGATTTTCTTGATTGTCTAAATAATTCATTGAATTATAAAGGGTATTAAAATTAATAAAATTTATATTGTTGTTACTTATAT